CGGAATTGCTTCCGCGGTCGCGTCCGCAATCGCGTTGGCATCTTCCTCCTGCGCGAACTTGAGGATTCCTGCATCGGCGAGGCAGGCGGCGATCCCTCTCACGTACGCTCTCCGCATCGGCATTTTCTTGTCCTCCCTGGTTGTCCAGGCTTGTTCTTAATCCTGGTTCACGATATTACAAAAGCCACCGTCAAGTGCCAAGTTTATTTTCCCTACTCGGGGACGGCCCCGAAACTCCTTCGGACGATTTCCCCAAGTCCTCCCATACGTGCGGGGGGCGTTGGACGCGGAGAACCAAGCTGGCGTTCAAGACTTCGCTGCTGCGGTGACTGCGGGTCGAACACGCCTCCTGCGGCCTCGCCGATGGATTCTCCTGCTGCTGTTCCAGGAATAAATCCGAGGGCACCGAGCGGGCCCGTCAGCGCCCACCCGAGAGAGCTCCCCAACTCACGTCCAATCTGTTGCCCGGTGGAATAGCGAGGGTCGCCTCCGGTGGCCAAGGTGCTTCCGATGCCATAGGCAGGGAATCCGAGGATGAACGCTTTGGAAAGCATGTCACCAGGGGCTGCGCGTGCGAGGGCCCACGCGCGTTCAGGAGTGAGTCCTTGGTGCCTGATGTTCCGCGCGGCGCTCGCGACCTCGGGGGACCACGCCAACTCTCCACGGAGGAGGCCCCCTTTACCGAGTAAACCGCCTGTGTGGTAGCGCCCCTTGAGAGTTCGGAGTCCGTGATTGCCGACAAGAAGCGAACGCAACATGCCGGAGCCCTGTCCGGGGGGCGTGCGATAGTGCCCGAGAGACGCAGGGTCTGCGGTCTCGATCCACTTCATGAAGCGTCCTGGCTCCAGGGCACTGTAGTCGGCGGGCTTGCCCGCTGCCACAAGTCTTTTTCGGAGCGCGGCGAGGCCTTCCATCTCTGCGGACTGAGCGCCACGTACTCCTTTTCCAAGCAAGGCCGTGCGCAACCCACTGAGGATTTTGCCGGGGTTGACCGGAGGGAGAGGGGGCATCAGTATTTACCTCGCGCTGAAGGTAGCCCGAAACTTTGTCCATAGGCAAGAGCTGGGATGGGATTGAACCCCCGAAGACGGGCTGTCCCGCCTGAGTGAACCCCTTCCAGAAGAGCCGTCTTGAGATAACGGTGTCCCATGCGTGACAGAACATCCGGATTGAGGAGCGGGTTACGCGAAAGCGGCTTCATCACGAACTCGAGGCGCGGGGCCTCTCCGGGAGGAAGCGTTTTCACCTTGGAAATTTTGGCCTCGCGCAGCGCGTCTTGCACGGACTTTGTGATGGGAGAGCCCGCGGTGAAGTGCAAGTAGTCATCCCCGAGTACGTGCCCCTTTGTCTCTTTAAGCGAACGTTCCTTGGAGGCCTCACGAAGACGCCCGCGAAGAGCAGAGTGTGCCACCATGTCACCTGCACGGAGGCCGGGGATGCTTCCCGGATCCCAGATCTGGGCGTAGTTCAGGTGCGTCTTGGCCAGGATTTCCAGGTGCCGTCTGTCGAGGTCATGCCCAGAGGACGAGTAAAGGTCGTCCAGCCGTTGGATGAGGTAGTCACGCCCCGCGCCAATTCCCTTCAGGCGTGTAACGTCCTTGGGGTTGGGGATTCCGTCAGCGAGGGCGTCGCCCGCCTCCACGTGAAAACCAGGACGCACAAGAGGAGGAGCTTCGGGGGGCGTGTAGTACCGTTGTCCCGCGACGTGCATGTAGTGGCCGCCCTGTGGCGCCTTCTCGATTTTCTCGACCTTGCCTTCTTCCTCCGCGACGACTGCCATGTTGGCCATCGAGGCAGGCACCTCGACAATTTGTCGCAATCGCTCGATGGTACGAAGCTCGCGTCCCTTGGTTGTGGACAGCTTCACTCCGTGTTTTGAGTCCAGGGCCATCTGAGTCAGCGGTTCGGAGAGGACCTGTCCCGCACGGACACCAACGTTGATCCCAATGTCGTGATTCTGCCCTACCTCGTTGAGCCCCATGCACCGTTGACAGATGCCATTTGGGAGCTCGCAGGTGGAAGGCGAGCGTACAACAACGAGCCCGCGAGTTCTGGCGAGTCGCTTGCCAACTTCAGCAGTGACAAGAGTGTTGTGCGGTAGGCCTGCTGCCGGTTTGGCAAGGTATCTGTCACGCAGTTCGGGGCTGTTTGAAGGAAGTGCGATCCCATTGGTTGTCCCACAATCCTCACTGGCGATGACTTGGTCCGCCATGTTGTTGATGAAGATCTTGCTCAAGTCTCCAGGCTCCGAGACGGACAGGTTGGCAGCCATCGCGTTGAGACGTGCTTCGGAATTTGCAAGCCACGCTTCGGCAGGGGACAGTCCCTCCGCGAAACTGTGGTGGATCAAGTAAGGGTACACCGTCTTGTCGTGCTTCATTGCCACAACGGGGGAGACTACGGTCTTGATGAGCTGGCTGGGGGAACCGCGGGCACCCGCCTCAACTTCGCGGGCCAGACTTCCAGGATGTGTCATCGCCAGGTTCACGGCGCGCGACTGCGCGTCGGCGAGGACGGACAGCTTTTGAGGATACGTCCGTGCTGCATCTAGGCGCTTCTGCGCGCCCGCGAAGAGAGCTCGCTGTTTCACGTAGTTCGGAGTGATGTCGTCCAGTCCGGGGGAGAGGGGTTCCAGCGTGGCAACCTCATCTGCGACGGCCTTTAGCCCCTGCATGTTGTGCACATAGGCAGTGGGGTCGTTCTTGGCCATGTCCAGAAAAGCAGAGCGCAGGCGGCGTTTGTTCAACGGGCCACGATCAAGACGCGTCCCCGGGGGGAGATATCCCTTGATCAGATGCTGCCCGAAGGAAAGGGTCACTTGATTCCCCAGTCGCCGGGGAGCCTCTCTGCCTGCCCAATGTTGAGCGGGATGGAACGGTCAAACGTTAGCCCGTGCGGGTAGCCCGCAGGGGGACGCCCAACAAATCCAGAGGTGTTGTCGTACTTCATTCCTCCCCCGGGAAGTCCCACGCCCGTGTGCGCAAAGTCGCGCAGGGCTTCGAGGAAATCCTGGGGAGGCTCGCCGCCAGGCGCCCCAATCTTGGTGAGATCGATTGCCATCAGACAGCCTTCTTGCTGGGCTCCCGTTTACCCCGGACCTCCTGCACCCAGTTCCACAGCTTGTCCAGGTAGTTCATCAACGGGCCGACCGCGAACACGAGGAGGGCCTCGTACCACCGGATACCTGCGACCATCAATGCGCAGAGGCTGGAGACGGCACTGAGAAGAATGATGACGCCGGGTCCCCACTTCTTGAACCAGGGCTTCACTTTGGCGATTTTCTTCATCACGAAGATGGCCATCTGGATGAACAGCATGACGATGCCTGCCCACTGGCCGGTCTTGACGAAGTTCACCGCCGAGTCGGTCTGGGCGGCCAGGTCTGCGGACGAGGTGATCTCCGGGGGCTTGTTGGTGATGGTCTGGGCCGCGACCGTGAAGCCGAGGACCCATACGATGGTGAAGATGAAGAATGCGATTCTCATGACAGTACCTCCGCGGAGTATTCTACGAGACCCTCGGCGGTTCGGCAATCTTCGGAGGCTTGATCTCCTCCACCTTGGGCACGTCGATCCCGCCTTCTCCTCCAAGCCCGGCTGCCGACATGCGCATCGGACGTCTTCCGTGCGTGCGTGCATCGAGCTTCTGGATGAACCATTGTTTCGGGTCTTTCCCCATCCGGCGCATGTTGAAGACCTTGTTCGAGCCGTTCATCACTTGGAAGATGATGCTGCTCAGATCTGCCTTGAGGATGTCAGCAGGTTTCGGGGCCTTGGTTTGTACTGTGCCTGCGCCGTAGCCTTCGGCAATTCGGCCCTGGAAGTTCTTGGCGTAGTCGGACGTGTGGTCAGGCTGCTGGACGGCCAGCAACTTTTCTCCAAGGCGTGACGGGAGCCGCGACTTCGGAATGGCCCAGGAGTGGGCGATGCCCGATTCTTCGTCAACGAGACGCATATCGTAGTGTGATCGTCCCTTGGACCTGTCCGTCTTGTGCTTCTGGATTGCCATGGAGAACGGGTCGCCCACGTCGTCGGGACGGATGGGTGTCGTGGTTCCCTTGTCGGGGAGGCCGGGGGCGAACTGCGCATCCTTGAGTCGAAGTTTTTCCGCGTACTCCAGAAGGCGCTTCCTCGTGACGAACTTTGCCACCTTGGCCATGCCCGGCTCAAACGCCCCGATGTCTCCCAGGTTGACCTTCATCGCCCTCAACCCCGTCGTAGCATTCAACGACCCGATGGCGCGGACAGAGCCCATGGGCTTCATTGCAACCATGTCGAGCCGGATGTCCTTGCCCTCCGGTTTCCGGAACGTCGTACCCTCGAGCCCCCGGAGAGCCCCCATCAGGGTAGCGCGCGCTCCGCGCGTGCGCATCATTTTACCGATAGGGTGACGGACGTGGAATCCCCGCCCGCCGGAGAACGCAACGATCGTGTCCTCACTCGGGAAGCGGCTGTTGAGGACATCGACAACCGCTTGGGTCGCGCCCTTTACATCAGAAAACGAAGCATCAGGGCCCGGGTCAATGTCGACGACGAACTGCTCGGTGGTTTTCCCTGTGGTCGGGTGGAACTCGGCGTGGCGCCGCGAGGCCCAGTAGGAGATGTCCTGGGCATCGGGGATCTTGATGTACTTGCCACCGCGCTTCCGCTTGAAGATCTTGTCACCGTCCTCCTGCACTTGGACGACTGACACAGGACGTGAGCCGAACTGATTGAGCAGTTCGATCTGGACCTCGGGACGGGCGTAGTACTTCTCAACCTGGGAACGGGTGAGGCCTGGGAGGAGGTCAGCCAATCTTCACCGGGTCATCGAGCTTCAGCTTGCCCTGGTGGTATGCCTGCATTGCTTCCGCCTGGGTCTTGAACTTCTTCGCCTTGACGCCCTTTCGGGGACCATGTGAGGCGAGCCACGTTCCCAAGATAGCCTCTTGCTGGGGGAAGACCAGAAGGGCGTCACGCTGTTTGTCGGTGAACAGCATGTTGGGCAGTGTCAGCCTTTTGGCCTCGTCGTTGGCCGTCGGAGACGCAGGGACATGCAACTGAAGCGTGTCGCCATCGTAGTCGAGGTTCATCCCCTCCTCGATGTAAGGGTTCACTCTGATCGTCTTCCCCGGAATCAGCCGTGGATATGCGGCAACGATTCCGTGCCGGTGCAGGGTGGGGGCGCGGTTGAGGAGGACCGGGCGCTCCCGCGTCTCCTGGACGAGTGCCGTGTGGGCCGCGGGCACCTTGTCCTCGATCATCTGTTTTGCGTCCGTTGCAGGGTAGCCGTTGCGTACCAGGCGGCGCATCACAAACGGCCCGTAGTTGGCCCAGGCCATCTCTTCGGGCATCCCGAACTCGTCCATCTCCAGTGACATGTCGGGCGCGGCAGTTCCCCTCGAAGAGAGCGCCTGCGGTCTGCGCATCAGGCGAGACTGAAAATAGCTGCTCTTGGGGTTGCTTCCGAAAACGATGCCGAGCAGGCCTCTGGCGTTTCTTCCCTGTTGCTGGGGGCTGACAGGATCGTTCATCCCGAACACTGCGCCAACCGAGTCTTGGAGGTGCCCCCGTGCCTTGGCGACCTCGTGGGGAGGCAACAACTTCTTCGCTTCCTTCAACGCGTCGTTGGCAAGCATGGTGTCTCGGTACAGATAGTTCACATCCGAGATCAGCAGATCCTTAGAGCCCTTGGTAGGTACAAACGGTCGGGCAACCGGTGGAATTACAGGCACACGTGACACCACGTACGCGTCCCCGGGTCGAAGTCCATTGTCCCGTAGTGCCTCCAGATACTTCCGCTGTTTGATGAGATCGTCTCTCGCGGAGGCGGAGGCTTTCGGAATCCTCTGCCCGAGGCTTCGGAGGCGGCTGCCGACATTGATGGAATTTAATTCCTTCTTGATCGAACCACCACCAGTTTTTGCGAGCCTCTCTCTGAACCCTTTCTCGGTCTCGCCGAGCAATCTTCGGACGGGTTCGACAAAGACGGGATTGATCACGGGTTCGTCGAGGTCGATGTGGGACCATCGCTGTCCTTGTGGTCCACCTGTGATTGCGGGATCGAATAGTCCACCTCTTTCTGGACGGAGGTCCTTGGCACGCACCATCAAGGGGTTCTTGAGCGCTCGAGTGTCGAGCTTCTTGATGTCGTTGTCGGTGAGAGGCCCGAAAGACAAGATGTCCTTGTCCTTCTTCACGCGCACGCCACCCCCTTGCAGCAGGGTGAGGAACTTGTCGTAGGCGAAGCTCGCCTTTGGACTGGGGAGGGGTTGGCCGAGTTGCATCGAGCGCCAGAACTCATCTTGCTTATCGGACTTGACGGTTGTGGCCTCGCGCAGAATGTTCCGTGCGTTGTGTGCAAGGAGCGCGTTGATCTCCATCCGTCCGAGGCGCTTCGCTCCGGTCTCTCCGTGGGAGGAAGGCTGCTGGTTCAGGTCGTAGCTGCCGACGCCAGCGCTGGAGAAGTTGGTGTCGGTCGATTTGAACAGTTTGTAGATGTACTGAGGACCGACCATCACATCCTTGACGGTCTTCCCTGTGACGGGATCCAGGAGATCTTCTTTGTCACTCAGGCCGTTGTCCTTCAGGAGCTTCTTGGCCCAAGCGACATTGTCGTGCCCAGCATAGGGGCGAACGCGAATGGGCTTGCCCAGCTTCTTGGCGACCTTGGCGGCGGCCGTCTCGATGATCTGGGCAGGATTGATGCGACTGATCAGCACTGGTCCCGACCACAGAAGATCCACTGGCTTGCCGTCAGGGCGCCGCACCATCTGTTCATTGGGGATGATGGCGGAAACGACGCCCTTGCCCCCGTAGCGATTGGAGAGCTTGTCACCGATTTGGACCGGAGCATTCATCTTCACTGTGACAGCGGTGCGCCCATTGGGCTGCTGCACAACGTCGATGATTTCTCCAGGCTCCTCGTGGTCCCAGGTGATCGCTTCCTCAGCGTAGGGCTTCACCAGGGACTTGTGGAAGCGCCCCAGGATCTGTGCTTCCGCCGTGGGCTTTGTTTTGCGTACCCCTACGATGATGGGGTCACCATGCACCACGAGACTACCCGGCCGCGCAACGCCCTTGGAGTTCAAGTTCTTGTACTGGTCCTTGGTGTACTTGTTCCCAAAGTATGTTTCGTGCAGCTTGCGCCCGGGAATGGAGTCGACGTCGGGCAAGTACCGCTTCTGATACATGTGGCTCGACGTCATCTTTTTCGCGGCGCCTTCAGACACCACGACGGCGTCGTTGGAGTTCAGGCCGCGGTAGGGCATGTAGCCGACGTCCAGATTCTTGCCAAGAGCCAGGGTGCTTCCCCGAGTGAAATTGGACTCGGCCAGGGGCTGCCGCGCTTTGACCTTGTCTCCCACCTTCACAGAGAGATCGTTTTGGAGGAACGTCTTCGAGGAGAGCGGGAAATTCGTGTCGTAGGGAACACGGATCAGATCCCGCTGCGACGCCGCCGCCTTCTTGAACTCCGGGATGTAGCGGTCACGGAACTCCTCGTTTGTAAACTTGTCGATCTGCTTGATGCGATGCTCGCCCCAGGTCTTGTCGTAGTTGTGCAGATAGTGCGCCTTCGCCGTCCGCTCGTTCGGGTACCCGATCATCACCTTCAGCTCATCGAAGTCCCCGTGCCCGTCAAGCTGGTGAATGACGAATACGTGCGTGGACGAAAGATCTGTTCCTACGAAAGCGTCCAGCCCTTCTTTGTCGGCAGACGTGGTTGTTCCGGGGATGTAACCGTAGTCGTCTCTCATTTTCTGCGACCACTTGTGGCCGTCTGTATCCACGCCGGAGCGCGTTGAGTCTTTGGGGTTCTCGATGGCGATGCGGATGTGTTTGAATTGGCGGTACTTGACGACTCCCCAGGCACGCTTTTCGATGTAGGCTGCTTTCTTCACCCGCGCAGGCCGAATGTAGATGAAGTCCTTGTCAATCTTGGCAACGCGGCCCTCCACAGGAGACGTGGGGACTACCATGCGCCCGAACTGGTCTTCGAAAGAACGATCCTCTCTGCGCTCTCCGACCTGGATGAGTGGCACTTCGCGCTCGACAAGGGGAACGGCCTGTGTCGCCATCTTGGCGCCCATCAGAAGCCGGTTGCCTTGGGAACTCTCAACGAACGGAACGAGGTTCGAGGCGACCCCATGCAAATGTGCCCCCGAGGGGACACGGTAATCGACCTGAGCTACAGGCACTCGGCGGATCTCCCCGGTGTTCAACACGTCGACGCGACCACGGTCCGGTTGGTTGGGGAATGCGATGTTCTTCCCTGGGAGCGCCGTTGCCGGAACCCAGGTTTGGTTTCCTCGATCGTCCAGCAGGCGAGCGTAGAGACGTCCGTCCTGGTCACGCCCTGCCCGGACCGCAGCACGAACGTCGATCCCGATGTTGAAGCTCTCGGGTGTTCGGATGGGGTCGATGATTCCGACCTGGGACCAATGTACGCGACGTGTCTCAGGCGGGACGGCCCGATCGTCTGCGATTCCACCTTCACCCAGGAACGTGATCTTGCTGGCGTGGTCGATCATCTCGATCGGATTGATCTGCGTGGGGTTGGCCGAAAGCGCGGATGTCGTGATGAAGTTGCGCAGGCCCCGGGTGAACATTCCGGGGGGCACGACCTTGTCGAGAGAGGTGCCTTTGTGTCGCAGCTTCATCGCGAGTTTACGACGTAAAGCACGCGCGTCGAGATTCATGCGCTCGCGGAAGAAGTCATCCGCGCTGTGGATGCTCAAGAATGGCGTGCTAGTTCTGTCGTCCGGCTCGGCCTCTCCCTTGAAAACGCGGAGGAGCTTCCCAGAGGCCTGGAGTACCGTGGCAGGATCTGCTGTGCGCGTAGGAGTCCCCAGTGTCGTGCGCATTACTTCAGAGTCCAGAGAGTCCATTGACAGGTGCTCGCGGATTGCGGCTTGTCGCTGCTCCAAGGATTTCGCAGTCTGTGCGTGGGCTGGCGTGAGCTTTTTGTAGAGGCGTCCGATGGCGGTGTTTACCGCCTTGTCGCTTCCGGCCCAGTCCTGGTTCTGGGACAGGATTTCCTTCCCCCACTGGTTCTGGATTTCCTTGTCTGGGATGCCTAGCCCCTTCAGCACGGGGTAGAGCGGAATGCGCGTGGCACCGAGCTCCATGCCGAAATGGCTCGTGGAGGGGTCCATTGCAACGCGGAAATTTGCTCCCCGCGAGCGGTTGAACCAGGCTTCCAGGTCTCCGTTGACGCGGTGTCGCGTGTAGACTCCGGGGCGAAACCGGAGCTGGTTCGGGATCTCGTATTCGGTGCCCTTGACGACGAACGTGCCGCGTGGTGTCAGATACGGAAGGTGCAGCACGTTGGTCTTGATGCGATCAACGACCTTTCCGTCGGCGTTGCGCAATGCCAGCTTGGCCTGGACGGATTCGAAAAGGTTCCCCCCACTCAAGATGGCTTTCTTTTGCTGGGAGGGGCTGAATGATTGCTCTTTCAGCTGGGCGTCCTCGAGTTCGAGCGTGTGCCGATCAAGTTGCATCGGGAACACGTCACGAAGGCCTGCAAGGGCCTGCTCTCTGATTCGTTCCTGGCGTTCTTTGGGACGCGCCAGGATTGGGTAGATTCCGTCGCTCATGGCTCCCCATCGTAACCCGGAGGTGCAGAATGGTAAAAGGAATTGAGTGGTCCGTTACCGAAAGGAGGATATCTCAAGTTGGACCTGCAAGAAGAGTTCGAAAAGGTGAGAGAGTCAGCCCGAGGGCTGACCGAAACCGAGCCCGAGTTGAAGCACTCGGGATTGGAGCCCGCGTGGAACGGTGAGTCTTTCCGTGCCGAAGATCTGAAGACCGAATACTTCCGCCTGGTGGCCGGATTCGAGGCCGAGGGCAAGGACCGTCCACATCGACGCGCACGCGATTGTCTCATCGTGTGTGTCGGGGACACAGAACATAACCTGGGGAGTTTGCTAGACGCATGCTTCGACTCCCCGCTGGCGAAGGACAGCGCACCCAAGAAGGACAGCGTTACCTTCGCGTGAGAGGCACCATGGAGATCGACGAGATCGATGACGACTGCTAGGTACTGAGTACCCGCAACACAGATTCAGTCTGACGCGGCTGGCGCGTCGTCGTCGGTCGCTCCCACCTCGGGGGCCTCTTCTCCCTTGTCGGGGGGAGAGGCCTCGTTTTGGTCGCCCTCTGCCTCTGCATCAGCCTCGGCTTGGGCCTCTTCTTCCGAGGCGAGCTTGAGCTTTTTCTTTTCCACCATCTCGACGATCATGTACGAAAGGAGGACGACAATCGAGCCGTCGTTCATGATCTGTTCCCGCTGATTGCGCAGGAACCAGTTGTCGTTGTTTGAAATCTTGTCGAGGAGATCGTTCAGCGCATCGCATTCGGCCTCTTCGGGCCCGATGCGGAAGCGCTTGACGCGGAACTTCTGGACAGGAGCCTTCACGGTTTGATCGTAGGCCCCCTTCTCCGAGTCAAAGGGAATGGATGCTTCGCGCGGCATCATGGACATCAGGGGAGTATCGAATCCCACTCTTGCCCCGAGTTCTGCCGCAGAGCCGAGAAAGGCCGCGAAGCCGTCCGGAGCGCGGTCACTGTCATTGGCGCCCATTTACATTCCCTCCTGGGGCGGGGGAGCAGCGCCGCCCCCCTGTCCCGTCACCTCGGCCTTAGCCTGGGCCGTCAGGTTTTGTTGAGCCTGTTGAAGGCGCTGCACCACGACCGCGTGGAAGACAGCGTCTTCGGCCACGAGTCCGTCGAGGATGCTTTGCTTTTGCCCCGGGTCCATCATCACGAGTTCCTGCACCATCGCATCGGCTTCAGCGATGATGGCTTGCTGGTCGTATGATCCTACGCCGCCCCCGGCCTGTCCCTGCGCTGCGTTCTGCTGTGCGCCGAGGGCAAGGTTGTTCTGAAGTTCGGTCATCTGGATCTCGAGATCCATCTGCGCCCGCATCTCTTCCAGCAGTTCCTTGTTGCGGAGCTTGCGCTCCTCGTCGATGTCCTTGCCGAAGGAATCGAGCAGGGTTGTGTTCGACACAACGGGTTGTCCCGTAGCCCCCTGCGCGAGCATGAGCAGAAGTTGTTTCTGCTGAACATCGTCGATCAGCTTGAACGGCACCATCTCCAGAGTGATGCGCCGCCAACGGAAGTACTGCGCAATCCAGTCTGCGATCTGCTGGAGCAGCTTGTTGAGGTCGGCGGTATCATTCTGCAACTGATTCTCGAGGATGCGCAAAGTGATGGCGGAGCCGGTGAACGAGAGGCCTCCGAAGAGGAACTCACGCGGGATGCCCTGTGCGGCAATGATGTTGTTCTCCGCTTCCTGGATCTCGGCGATGGTCATCAGCGTGCGCCCTTGACCGCCAACGTAGGTAGCCTCCACCTTGAACGGGGCGAACATCAGGTGCAGCGGGTCCTTGCGCCACTTCTTGAACTCGTCCTTGAAGTTGTTCATGAACTTGGACATCTGCATCGTGATGGCAGGGTCCGCATTCGGTGTGTTCATCCCAGGGGAAATGACCCTGAAAGGAATCAGATATTCGAAAGCGATGGCTTCGTTGGCCTTGCGCAAGATCGCTGTGTAGAAGAACTGCCGCAGCGTGGCCACGATGGGAGGCATGCCCCACGCCATCGTGATGCCCGCAGGGGCCCTGGTCTTCATGTGGAAGATGCGGTTCTTGTGGAACCGGTGCAGCATTCCTTCCTTGATGCACTCCAGGAAGGACATCGGCGTTGTGTTGATGAGGAGCTTGTTGCCCTTCTTGATGGAATCCTTGATGTGGCCCGGGATGGTGTAGAAGTAAATGGACTCGCCCGACAGCGGGTTGTAGTCGATGTCGATGTACTTCGGATCCCAGCGAATGATGTTGAAGCGAGCGACGTCGAGGACGTCCTGGTCTTCCGCCTTGGCGCCCACAACCTTGGTGTCGCATGAAGGGCAGATGTAGTCGAACGCGATCGACTGCCAGCGGTACTGATAGTCGACCTTCTCGATATTTGTTTTTGCCCCGCAACGGGGGCAGCAGAGAAAACGCTGGAAGGGGAAATAGGGAGAGGCCAGATAGTTTCCGTAGACCTGCCGGTCCATCGCGGCGCGCTGTAGGACAGCCTTGATGTAGAGGATGTGTTCGAGGACTCCTTCGTACCTGTCCTTGAGCTTGGTGCTCTTGGTCTTGTAGGTAATCTCCGTGATGGGATACTCGGAGAACTTCCGGGTCGCCGCGAAGATGTGGGGGGATTGGTAGAACAGATACTCGCACCACAGGAACAAGGTCTTCAGGTCGCGCGCCTGAAACCCCTGCAAGTAATCGAGCATTGGGTTGTGGTGTGCGGCCGAGTCCTGATTCAGTCCCCCGCCAAATCCGGTACCCGCGCCCACTCCGAAAGACCACCCGCTGCTCATCTAAGCCTCCCTGAACGTTGACGCTTGCCATCTTGCCCCAGCTCGTGCAATATGGCAACCAAATTGTCCGCCAACGGCGGCCAAAGTCGTTTTAGCGACGACTGGAGAAATTATAGTGTCTGACTCTGTTCTACTCCAAGTCCGTTTTCACAACACGGTCCCCATATTCACGTTGCCCTTTAATAGTCCGGAGCCCGCGCGTGCGTATGGGGCCACCCTCGCACGACACTGGGGCGAGTGGGTGTTCCCCGCGTTTCATCCTTTCGGACAGCGCGTCGTGGAGGACCTGAAGCTCCTGTTCAAGGAACGCTTGGTCCTGAGCCAAGACGCAAAGAAGTGCCTTGCCTACCTGGAGCGTGTACCCAAGCTCGTGGAAGAGCAGCACATCCCCAACGACTACAAGTTCCGCACAGAGCCGATGGACCACCAGCGAGAAGCGCTTTGTCACGCGCTTTACTCTCCGCGCTTCGGAATCTTCGCCGAGGTGGGCCTGGGCAAAACCAAGATCATGATCGACCTGATGCAGATCCTCGACATGGACGCCCCGAGTTTCCGGTGGATCGTGCTGGTGTCGAAAGCAGGCCTCCACGTGTGGCGCCCCGAACTGGAAAAGCACGGCAACGGAAAGTACGGCTGCGTCGTGATCGAGGGAGGCCCCAAGAAGAAGGAAGCGCTCATCCAAGAGGCAATTGACAAGCGGGATGACTGGTTGTTCCTGGTGTCCACCTACGAGAGCGCGAAGAACCTATCGCTCCACCTGCCGCGCTTGCGTGCGCGCGGAATCATCTGTGACGAGTCACACAAGATCCGGCGCACCCAGTCCGGGAACCACAAGTCGGCGTTCATGTTGTCAGCCACGACAGGACGCAGAGTGCTGTTGACCGGAACCCCGGCCCTCGGAGATCCCCTCCACATCTGGGCCCAGATGCAAGTGATGGCCCCGTTCCTCTTGACGCGCAACCGGCGCAAGTTCATCAACTCCCACATCGTGCACGCGGTATCCAACCCCCACATCGTAACCGGCTATAAGAACCTGGAGGCGCTCAACCGCTCTATTCGCCCAGTGACGCGGAAGTATCGCCAGGAGGAGTGCCTGGATCTCCCCGAGAGAACCTTCATCGACCGCAACGTGGTTGCAGAGAGGTCCATTCGGAAGCACTACAACCAGCTCATCGACGACGCGATGACTGTCATCGCAGGCAAAGAGGTTGTTCCAGGCAATGCCGCGATCATCATCTGGAAACTCCAGCAGTTGCTATCCGGTTTCATCATCATCCCGTTGAAGGAAGACATTTGCAACGGATGCGCCCACCTGGATTACTGCGTAAAGGAAGACATCCCGATTCGTCCCTACACGAAGCGGTGCAAGATCAACAGGGGGCCACCTCCCACAGAGATTGCACGGACCCGCGGTGCCTCGGGAAAGATCGAGGCCTTGACTGCGGACCTGGAAGAGATCCTTACGAACCCGACATCGAAGGTAATTATCTGGGCGGCGTTCACGGAGGAACTCAATCTTCTCGAAGAAATGATCAAGGAAATGATCAAGATCGTTCACCCAGGAGTGGACTATGTTCGCGTTGAAGGGTCCATGACGGCCAAGAAAGCGAAGGCGTGCGAGGACCGTTTCCAGGAGGACCCGGAGTGCCGGGTGTATCTTGCCCAGATTGCGACAGGGGAATCGATCACGCTGACGGCAGCGGACTACATGATGTACTTCTCTCAGACGTACCGCTTGGATCACTACATCCAGTCCCTTGGCCGGAACTACCGCATCGGACAGGAGCGCAAGGCGTTTGTGTTTCGATATCTCACCAAGGGCTCGGTGGAGGAAATTATCGTAGCCAACCTGGACCGCAAGATTGACATCAGCGAGTCCATGACGGCCAAGGTTAACTGCGTGTTGTGCGAACAGAACTTCATGTGTCTGGTGGACGGCATTGAACCGTTCACCCCCAAGTGCAAGTTCATGGATGCGGCAGGAAAGGTGCGGGCGCGGCCACGTTTTCTGCCTCATTTAGGGTAAAAGGGAGAGTTAAAATGAAGGTGACTATTCAGCTTGGACTCTCGGAGATCTTTGCAGCGCTCGTGCACGTAGGTGCAGATGAAGGAGAACGAGCTCTAGTCGCCTTCACCCGGGGCGGTAAAATCGTGCGCCTGTCTTTTGGCGAGAGCTTTATGGAAGACGCCATCGGGCGTTGGCTCTCTGAGACACAGGGGTACGCGGTCATGGGGGATGCAAAGTGGGATCGCCACGGCCTCTCCATCATGGTTGAGAAGATGGAGGGAGTGGAGACTGTAGTAGCTGCTGCCCCGTCTGCGGCGGCGCCTGAAGCCCCCCCTGCGCCCAAATCCACGAAGGTCGAGGGGGCATTGGAAGTCACGATTCCTGCTGATCCTGCTCTCGTCGGAAAAGGCGAGGCTGAGATGCGTGGACAGGCAATGAACATGGCCAAGCGTGAGATGCAAGATGACCTGCCCCCCGCGCTCAAACAAATCATGGCAGCCGCGAACGAAGAGGCCGGGCTGCCTCCTGACGCTGACGGGGAACTCCCCGACGGTTCCTATGCCAATTACCCAGGGCCGGTTGGAAGACCGGTCGTCCTGAAACGGGAGGATGCCGAGTGAGCGAATATTGGGAGCAGAAGGTCCGCGAAGCAATCGAACAGGACCCGGAGTTCACGGGCCAGTTCGAGTTGCCCGATCTCTACCTTTCCGTGTCCAGCATCAACGAATACTGGACGTGCCCACAACTGTTCTACCTGCGCAGGGTTGTAGGGATCACAAGCCCCCGTGCCGGGGCACTGGCCCTGGGGAGCGCTGTGCACAAGGCGCTGGAACTTGCCTTTCTGACCGTCAAGAAGACGGGTACCATGATGCCCGTGGAAGCGTACGAGGCGGCGTACTCTGATTCCTTCGAGAAGAATGGGGAGGACGTCGAGGACTGGGACGGGATTGACCCCGGGCAGGCCAAGGACAAGGGGCTTTACCTCTTGCGGCTGTACCGGCAGCAAGTCATGCACCTGGTCAGGCCTCTGGAGGTGGAGGTCGAGTTTGTCAAGATCATCGACCACTCTGTCCCCCTTGTGGGGCGCATCGACCTGATTGACGGGGGGCTGCCTGAGTTCGCAGGCGTGGAACCTGATGTCAGCGCCGCCATCAATCCTGCACCCGAAACCGAGATCGTTGATTTCAAGACATCCGGGCAGAAGTATTCCGCAGACAAGATCGAGAACGATTTTCAGACGGCGGTCTATTCCCAGATGCACGGAATCGCGCGAACCCGGTTCGACCTCCTGGTGAAAACCAAGACCCCCTACGTCTACCAAGCCCGAGGCGTCAAGACGGCCTCGCAGGGACGTTGGGCGGAACAACTGGTGAAGGATGTCGCCATGGGAATCTCCCGCGGTTACTTCCCACGTTGCAGCCCGGATACCTGGCGCTGTCGTCCAGGGAAGTGCCCGGGCTGGGACCGATGCCGAGGAGCCGCCTGACATGGAAAAATACGGAGTTGAAGAAGAGCCCGTCGACAAGACAGCCGAAGAGGGCGTTCGGTGCCCTTTGTGCGGGAAGAAATGTACGGAATTGAGCCCCGGATCGGGGCTGTGGTCCTGTCCTGAACATGGGACAGAGGGATTCGAAGGAAACAAGGAAGGAGCCCCCTAGATGCCCCAGAAGTTGCACGAGAACGTGACGTCCAGCCTCATCGAAGTGTCAGGCAACCCCCGCGAGGAACTCGGGGACCTGTCTCAGCTCAAGGAGGACATCCGCCAGAACGGAATGCACACGCCCATCCTGGTGTGCCCCCACCCGGACAAGAAGAAGAAGAAGGGAGGCAAGTACCTCCTGATCGACGGACAGCGCCGTCTCATCTGCATGAAGGAGCTGCGTCGGTACAAGGTCAACGTCCTCGTTGACACCGACATCGATCCCGACGTCGTCATGGTGTCCGCCAACATCCAGCGGAAGTCGCTCAACGCCCTGGAGAAGGCGCGCGGCGTCAAGACTCTCATGGAGAAGAAGGGGCTCAAGGCCAAGGACGTGTCCAAGATTCTCAGTGTCTCCCAGGGCTTCGTTTCCCAGTGCCTCAAGCTGTTGGAGCAGCCCGCCGACATCCAGCGGGCAGTGAAGGCAGGACGCCTGACGCCGACGGCCGTGCGCGAGATCGCGCGCATCGAGGACCCCAAGGTCAAGGCGAAGGTCGCCAAGCGGTCCGAGGGCGAGGCCATCGAGGACGTCAAGGAGCTCGTGCAGGACGCCCTCGAGAAGGAGACGCATACCTCGAAGGGCAAGGCCGCCAAGTCGGCCACGGGGAAGCGCCGCGGGCGTCCGACGCGCAAGGAGCAGTCCCGCACGAAGGTCGATCCGGACGAGAAGTACAAGGCGTTCAACCCGCAGCCATTCAAACGCCTGCTCAGCGGGTACTTCGCTTCCTACCATGCGCTGCGCATGGACGCGGACAACCGGCCCGCGGGCCACAAGCCGCCCAAGGCGCTGGGCCTGAAGCGGAAGTCCTACTCCGATCGGGAGGCGGGGTTCCTGGAGGGGATGCAGCAGGCGTTCGAGTTCCAGCTCGGCCTGCGGGACGACATCCGGATGGTGGGGCTCCACAAGCTCCAGCTCCCGGCTGACCCGATGAACCCCAAGGGGGCCAAGGCACCGTTCGCCAAGAAGTCCCCGATCAAGAAGGCGTCCAAGAAGGCCAAGAAGTAGGCCATGGACGTTTGGGACCTGATCGGATGCCAAGGGGAGCCCCCGTCGACAGTGGAAATCGCTGTGGACGGGGGGATCCCTTCCCTCCTTCCCCCTGTCCTCACCAAGCTGCGGAAATGCGGTTTGGATACAGGTTACGTTCTTCTTGCTCTTATCGCAGAGCACACTCTCGACCCGTGGGGTGTCTGGGAAATCCTTTGGCAAGAGCCAACCGAGTTTCCTCTTCTACGATTACGGGACGAGAAGCCGCACCTTCTCTTCATTCAGAATCTGGGGTTCTTCCCGTTCGGGGAGGAACTTCCATCCATGGATTCGGGAAGACAATACGTTGCGACCGAAGGGATCCTGGTTGTCGATCTGCGCAGCAGCGGCATGGTGTTCCTGCGGCAGACGTCAACGATGGGACCAGAGCAGTCGCCTCCCGAAGCACGCAAGATAATCCAGGCGGCACAGAACCACTTCAACGGGAAGTACCACCTGGCGTGGGCCGTGGACCAGGCCACCTTGGAACAACAACTCAAGCCAGTCCGCGCCGCTGTCGATCGCGCGGCAGGGCCGTACTGGAATGGCGAGGGGTTCCTGGAGCAGTTCGTGAAGCAGCAGATCTTAGGCGGAATGCAGCACACGATCTCACAGTGGGAGCTAGAGAAGGAAGAGCTTCAAGAGGGCGCGACCGTCACCGATATTCCCCCCGAAATAGCCGCTGCAACGGCGGCATTATCTGCTGCTCAGGAGGAGGATCCACAAGATGTTGTGGTGCCTCCCGGAGAAAACCACTAACGACAGGAATCCCGGATCGATCCGGGGTTTCTGGGTTGACAACCTCATCCCAATCACAGAGACTGTTGCGTGCCTCCACGGAGGAGGCAAACAACAAGGAGAGAAGGAGACATGGCGAAGCCGAAAAAGGATGAGTCCCCCCAGACCGAGACAGCCCTGGTCATCTCAGTGCCCGATGCGATGAAGGCGCCCGATGCAGTGCTCAAAGCGCTCGCACGATTGCCCGAAGACATCCAGAAGAACCTGTCCAAGGCGATGACACCCTTGGCCCCTGCCAAACGCGGCATGAAGATGGCCGCAGGATCCCGCAAGCAGTTCCCGTTCCTGAACCTGATGCAGAAGTCGACGAGCAACGCACCCGACGATTGCAAGGCGGGCGAGTACTTCGACGATGCGATGACGGCTCTCGGCGCGTCGCTGGTCGGATACGTGCTGCTCTTCAAGGAAGAGCGGGTGTTCTTCTCGGGCACCGGCCTCGCTTGCCGGTCGCCGGACCGTGAGCACAGCATCCGCGGGGTCTACTGCGAGCAGTGTCCCGAGAAGCCCACTTTCCGCAAGGACGGCGCGGGCAAGGTGTTCAAGGACGGCGGCTGCGACGATTGCATCGGCATCGTCCTGCTGATGGCCGACTTCAGCGGCATGTACCGCTACACGCTGAAGGGCAAGGCTGGACAGCCTGCCCAGAAGATGCTCAAGAAGCTGCTCCCGGCCACCGACGAGATCTTCAGCCGGGCCTACCGGTTCTACGGCGACAAGCGAGAGGCAGGAAGCAACACCTACCACGCGCACCTGGTCGAGGTCGCCCGGGACGAGGGGGGCGAAGAGGTTCACCCTTCCAAGGACGAGATGACCGTCGTGGACTTCCTGTTCGAGAAGGTCTTGGAGTGGTCCGATCAGGACGACGCCGAGGCGACGCGGATGACGAAGGAGGCCTCTGGCGGCACCGACGGAACCGACGGCCCGCAGCGGGGCTCCTACGGTCCCGGGGGCGAGGCCGGAGACACCGTGGACGTCGAGGGAACGACGACCGTCGGTAGCGAGGGCGAAGAGGGAACCGGGACTCCCGACGTCGAGGATCACGCGGGCAGCCTGTGATCCACCCAGTGCTGACTTTGAAGTGAACAGGTGGCGTTCATCCTAACCGGATGGACGCCTCTTTTTTGGGGAGAACAATGAGTTTCAAGCTGACCGCCGATTGCATGCGCTATGCCCCGTGGTCCAATTCGAAAGCCAAGATGGCGCTGAACTGTCCGTGGCAGTTCCGGAAGAAATATGTGGAGCGGGTAAAGGGCGTGGAGCCTCCCGCCACGAGCCGCCGCAAGGTGGGCCTCGCAGCACACGAGACTGTCGAAGCGATGTTGAAGCGCCCCGACGTGCCCATCGATAACATCCTGCGCATCCAAGAAGGGAAGCACGATCTCACGTCGGCGGAAACCGACGAGCTGCGTCTCTACAAGAGTCAAATCCTCGAGTTCGGTGAGCGCATTCGGAAGTTTGTGGCTGCGAAGGGGGCTGAGACGAAGTCGCCCCTCCTGGTCGAACTGCGAATGGCGATCACGCCGGACTTCGAGCCCTGTGAGTTCTTCAACAACGATGGCCTTTTCCGCGGCGTCATCGACCTTGGCATTCCCACGCACGGGGGAAACCTCGTGGTCATTGACCACAAGGCACGCGCCAAGGGACGCATGGAATGGTACCTGGAGCAGCTTCGGGGATACCAAATCCTTGGTGTCTATGGCCTCAAGGTTCCGGACTTCAACATTCTGGCCGTGCAGCCCGCCGTCCACTACATTCTGGACGGCACGATCGACTGGATTCCTGTAATGATGCGCCGTGAGATTTCCATTCGCATGCGCAACTGGCTCATCGAGTTCCTCAACAAGGCGGGCGCCTTCGGGAACAAGAATGACCAGTGGACCGGAAAGCACTGCGACTGGTGTGGATACACGGAGGCCTGCGAGGCTTTCACGGCGATGCAAACGAGCAGTGGTGGTAGTGATGGCAAGGCAGCAGCAACAACAGAGGTCAACATTTGATCTGACATCGAAGCGCCTCGTTGAACTCTGGGACTCTGGTTCGCCAGAGGACTGGCGCGCGTTCCTGGGGGATATCTCTCCCGACAGTCGGTGGGTCATCCACGGCCGCGCCCTCAAGGGACGCTGCCCGGTGGGGACTCACTCGGATAGCACTCCCTCATTCACGGTGGATCTCCAACGCGGCCACGCCAAGTGCTGGTCCTCGGCCTGCGAATACTTCGAGCGCAACCCGGTTTACTTCGTAAAGAAGGTGGCCAAGTGCTCGTCGGTCGAGGCCGTCACCAAGATGAAGGAGCGCTTCGGCCTCAAGCGGTTCACCAAGAAGATCCTCGCGGAGCTGGAGGGCTTCGATCTCGTTCAGCGTGCCAAGCAGGCCATCTTCGAGACTTCACGCAACCTTCTCATCGACGCCTACAACAAGCCAGAGGAGCCTGCACACTCCTACGTCCAGGCCGCGGTGAAGTTCTTCAAGGACCACAAGAAGATCGACCCCGATGCGTGGCATCTGCTGCCCATCGGGGCGATGCCTGTGCTCCAGGTCTTCTACGACCAGTACGCCGAGAAGGACATGGAGCTCTACAAGGCGATCATGTCCTACCTGGCGCAAGCCTACGAGAAGGGCTGGGCTGGGTGGATGACGTTCTTCAACACCCGGAGCGCCAGGGAGATTGGCAGGATTCGCTTACGCAATCCCGATCCTGACGCCAAGGGCGTCGTCGCCTTGGAAGACGAGTTCGAACACAACGTCGGACTCTTCGGGCTCAACGTTTACTCGTCTCTCATGGGGCACCCGGTCAGCAAGAACGCCCTGGTCGTAGAAGGTGAATTTGACCAGCTCGCCATCGCCGCCTCCCAAATTCAAACCGGGAAATTGGACCGCATCTGCGTCTCCAAGGGAGGCAAGACCAACACGGACATCAGCGATCTTGTCCATGTCGGCGTCGAACAAGTCTTCTGGGTCGGAGACAACGACAACGCCGGACGTGACCAGGGACTGATGCTGGCCAAAAGTATCCCGGATTCAATCAAGTCGTTCCGGCACTTCCAGTGGGAGTCTGGTGATCCACACAAGTTCGACCCTTCGGACGCCGTGAACCTGCGGGGCTTTGAGGACTCTTACGAGGCCTTTCTGGATAATACGCGCTACATCTTCACCTACCAGGTAGCGTACCAACGTGCCGACCATCTTCTGCGCCAAACGTCGGAAGCCGACGTCAAGCGGCGGGAAGAAATTGCCCTGGATCACGCCAAGAACTACCTCTGCGACGAGAGCCAGAAGAAAGCGTTCTTCCAGTTAATCGAACAGGCATACGGCCTGGGCTCTGCTGACCTGTTGCGCGAGTCCATGGTGTCTGACGACACCTCCCAAGGCTTTGCTAGGAGACTGGCCGAGAAGCTCGAAGACTACTACACCGTGATCGGTACTCGGAACGACGGAGGGATACATGGCAGTTCCGTCGAGATCCTGCTCTGGCACAAGGAGAAGAGCGACACCCGGCACCTCATGCTGGCGAAGTCAACGGACTGTGTCGCACAACTGGCCATGGACACCGGGTCCCTCCTCGACTGGGGCCAACGGGAGATCGGCATCCCCCTCTGCATGACGCACAAGTACATGCGGGGCGATGACGGAGAGGCCAACCCGATCCCTCTGAGCCTGGAACAACAGAAGCGCAACATGCGCACGGCGTTGGAGGAAGCCCTCCAGATCATCGCGGGACGTAGCCAGGACCTTCGAGGTATCCGGGAAAGAACCCAGGGCATTCACCTCCTCGGCGCTGCCGACGGCGTCATCGAGGCGGCGGTCCACAACGGAAAGAACACACACCTGGTGCGCTACGAGAAGGATGGAACAGAAGTCACCAAGCTGGAGAACCCGCTCTATCGCAACAACCTGTTCCTCCCTGATGTACGAGCCAAGTGGACCGAAGCTCTCAATGGTGACGGAATTCTGGAAGACGCCTCGGCCATCATGCTGTCCGAGGTGTTTCGTAAGCTGAAGGACATCGTAGGCACTGGCTGGGCGTTCATTCACCACGATATCGACACAACCTACTGTGCCCTGCTGGCCATGGTTTTCCCATACATGTCACTTTTTCCGGGCACCCTGATGACATTCATCTCGGGGGCCTATTCATCTGGTAAAACCAAATTGCTCCGGCAGTTCTTCTCCATCTCGTCCGACAAGTTGTTCGGTATCGTCGAGCCCGTTTACGCCACCGAGAACTACACCGTTGCGGGCATCAGACAGGCGATGAACAACAGTGCTTGGGGTCTCGTCATGGACGAGTTCGAGGACAAGGCGGACGGAAGTTCGCGCTCCCGGGTGGTCCGAGAGTTGCTGCTCGAGTTCCGTTCAATGATCGCTGACGAGGCCCACCGAACCCAGGGAACCGTATCGGGTAAGGTGAGAGAATACACTCTGAACTTCCCGATCCTCATGGCGGCGGCCCACCCCCCGAGGGAACTGGCCGACTTGTCGCGGGTTGTGATGCTCGTAATGGACCAACGGAAGAACCGCATTCCGCCGGACCAGGCCATCGGGCAGAAGTACGGTGAGAAAGACCTCAAGGAACTGCGTCAGCAAGTCACGCTTGGGCTGCTGCCACACGTCCCGGAGATCTACAGGCTCTACTGGAGCACCAAGAAAGAGCTGATGACCAAGGAGATCATGCCCCGGGAAACGGACAGCCGTTTCAAAGAGACGGTCATCCCACTCATCACGCTCTATCGGTTTCTCAAGATGCCGTGGAAGAAGTTCGCCAAGGATTTGGCAGAGGCCAAGCGCATCAACGAAAACGAGTACGTCGGCGTGCGTTCCGAAGGCGAGGTTATCCTCGACGCTCTGTTGGACAGCGTGCTGATGTTGGACGTTGCCACGTTCTCTGGCAGCACCACGTTGCGCGGGCTGTTGAATGACCCCAAGCTGCGCATCAACACCGTGAACAACGCCAACCTTGGGGTCTACTACCAACAGCACAAGAACTGGCTCGTGGTTCACTGGACGCATGCCGAGTCAGCCATTCTGAAAGGACACCGTTCCATTCTGGAGGGCAACCGGACAGCAGGACAGCTCAAGGCTCTGTGCGACGTGAGTGAGTTCGCTGTTCCAGTCAAAAAAGCGTGGCCTCATATCGAGAAGCTGTTCGGAGGTCCCGGTTACTCCCCCAAAGGTGTGACTGTGTTCAACCTGTCCAAGGCACTGGGAGACTTCACGTCCTCCGCCGACCTGGAAAACGTTACCAAAATTGACGACGCGAAAAAGCAGCGTGACGATGACGAGAAGACCGACATTCCTACATCCGAGCCCGAACACGAGACTGAGTAGGGACGCCGATGCCCTACATGTTCAATATCGGCAACGAGGTGGTTTATGTTTCCGAAGAACGAGACGTGCGGAGGGTGCGCCCTTGAACATGCCCCTTCCCTAAGCGGGAGAAACTTCCCGGAACTCATGAAGGTGCCCCCCGAGGGGGTGCCGTTGCTCGTTCTTTTCTCCAGCCCAGATACGGCGTCCATTGGGAAGGACTATGCGTTCTACTCGAGTGCCGAGCACTTGGTGGAGACGCTCCTGAAGGACGCGCGGGACCACCAGAAAGAGATGGAGGGCCTCAACTGGAGGATGGAATACGCGATCCCCTGTGGTTTCGTAGGACGCATCCCAAAGGGGACAGACGGCCAGTGCAAGGCGCACCTGTTACGCCGCGTCGAGAAGTGGCGCCCCAAGACCATCTTGGCTCTGGGGGTGACGGCAACCAAGATGCTCGGCATCAAGGTGCAAAAGTTTTCCGACGTACGAGGAAAGCCGGTTGAGGTGGAAGTTGGGGGACACCGTTGTCTGGTGGTCCCCACTTTCGAGCCCTACCAGGTGCACTCCAATCCAGGATTGTTCCGTGTATTCCGGCAGGACATTTACACGCTCGGACGTTTTGCAGGAAAGGCCCGGCGCGGACACAGTATCGAGCTTCCCTCGATCGAGAAACTGACCAAGGACTACCCTGTTCCCAAAACGCTCAAGGAAGTCAAGCACGTCTGTGACGAGATCATCGCCTACACGGGGAAAGCCAAACAGAAGCCCGAGACGTGGCCCATTGTCTTCGATATTGAGACCAACTCTTTGGAGACCTGGTCGCCCGCGTTCAAGGTGATCGCGATTGCCTTTGGCTGGGACAAGGGCAAAGCGACAACCATCATGCTCGACCACAAGAAGACACCCTACAACAAGCAGCGAGCGTGGAAGCACGTTCGACGGGTGTTGGAGTGCGCCAAGCCCAAGATGGGGCACAACTTGCCATTTGACCTCGCGGGCCTCGAACTCGCGGTGGGCTGTCCTGTGCGCAACATCGCGTGGGACACCTTGATGGGAGAGCACCTGCTCGACGAGGACAAAAAGGGCCACTATGGACTGAAGACCCTGACCCCGACGTACTGTCCACAGTATTCGGGGTATGAGGATAAGCTCTGGGACCAACTCATCGAGGCAGCAATGGCCAAGAACGCGGCGCGCGTGGCCGTGCTCGACGATGAGCTTTCATCTCTGTCCCAGATGCGCGGTGTTCGCCTCGCCGCGGAGAGCAAAGAAGACGGAAAGAAAAAGGGGAAAAAGAAGAAGGACGCTTCGGACGCTGTGAAGAAGCGCCAGCTTCGCAAGGAGATGAAAGCAGGCACAGTGACGTTTGAGGACGTCGACGTGGACCTGTTGTGTTGTTACGCAGGACTGGACGCGGACATTACCTGGCAGATCTTCGTGAAGCAAAACACGTTGATGAATCGAGAGTCTCCCAAGCTCTACCCCATTATGCGCAGACACTACCTGCCAGGGGCGCGGGCCATCGCTGACATCCAACACCGGGGCGTGAAGGTCGATCTTGACTACATGTCCATAATGGAACGCGACATGGACTCCGAACTGGGAGGCCTGTTGCACTCGATGTACGCGCTTGCCGGGCGGGAATTCAATCCCAATGCCAAGAAGGACTTGCAGGCGGTTGTGCTCACCAACCTGGCGCTCCCACCCTTGGGTTACACGGACACGGGGCAACTGAAGGTCGACAAGGAGATCATCAAACGCTACATCGCGGAGGTCCCCGAGAACACCGCGGGGCACCAGTTCATGGTCGCCTTGGAACGCTACAAGTCCATCCACAAGGGGCGCACAGGCTTCTTGAAGTCCATCCGTGCCCTGGTGGACATGAACGGTTTCCTGCACGGCTCCTACCACCTGAACGGGACAGAGACAGGAAGGCTTTCTTCCTCCTCTCCGAACATGCAGAACTGGGCCAAGTTCATCGGGCGCGTGAAAAAGGACGGAAACCTCATCCACGCTGGGTACAACCTGAAGAAGCTCCTGATTCCGTCGAGCCCTTCACGCGTGTTCTTCAACATGGACTACTCGGGCGCCGAGATCCGAGTGTTCTGTGCCTACACCCATGACGAGGATCTGATCAAGGCCATCCACGAGGGCCTCGATGTTCACTCCTACATCACGAGTCTCGTGGCCAAGGTTTCCTACGAAACCGTCGAGCCCGGAGGAAAGCGCCCAGAGAAGTACGACAAGCTGCGAGACAAGGTGAAGCGCGTTGTCTTCGGGACGCTCTACGGCGGTTCTGTGCACACAATGGCAGCGATTCTGAAGATCGATGTCGAAGAGGCACAGGAGATCGTCGATGCGATCTTCGGCGTTCTCCCGTCGTTGCCCGAGTACATTTCCCTGACCGAGGGTGAAGTCATTAGGCAAGGGTGGGTCGAAACGTTCTTTGGTCGCAGGCGACACTTCCGTTTGGCACAACAGGATCGTAACCACATGCGGAAGTGCTTCAGGGAGGCCTCCAACTTCAAGATTCAGTCCACCTCGTCCGACATCACATTCGGACAGCTCCTTGAGATCCACCGTGAGCTTCCCAAGCTCGGGGGCCAGGTACTGGGAACTGTACACGACTCTGTCTTCGGCGAGATCGAGGCCGAAGCCGTGTCCCAGTTGCACCCGTTCTTCCGGAAGTGGGCGAAGGAGCGCGTAGCAGAGCGCTACCCCTGGTTGCCGGTCCCGTTTGACTACGAACTGGAAGTGGGGCCCAGCTACGGGGAACTCGACAAGATGAAGGAGGCGGCATGAACCAATCTGGTTACTTGGTAGATTCCCCGAGGGATCTGCTCATCGACGACACCCGAGAACTCCTGGACGTGAAAAACCGACAGAAACTTCTTGAACAACACATTCACGCACTAGAGCGGGGGAAAGCAACATTCCCTGTTCACATGTACCGGGTGGTGGAGCTCGGAAATATCTACGGGATTCCGGTAAAAGAGGATGCCTCTTGTTTGTGTCTCGAATGGCCCATTCAGGCACACCTTGAGCCCAGCCCCACGACCCCGGGGGAAGTACAGGCTCGCTACTCCGTTGCGGAGTTCGCCGTCAACTGGATGGAAGTTCGAAAGAGACATGTTATCTACACCACAGTCGGCCCGGCAATCTTGCGCCCGATGTACCTCAAGTACTTGCAGGGTTTCCGGGTCTCTCAATTGGGGGCAGCTGCGAATGCCCAAACCCCGAGTTGACCAGAAGAGACTTGCAACGTGGGAGAAAAGCGGCACCAGGATCGAGGTGCGCCGCATCAGCCCACACCCCGCAGTGCTCACGGGAAAGATCGATGAGTTCGATAAGTACAGCCTCGTGCTGGACGGGACTCTGATCTACATCAAGGACATTAGTACAATCGACCCAGTTTAGCTCTTTGTCGCAATACTGCGAGCGTGCGCTACGCACGCAACGAGGTGCGGTAGCTACAACCGCGCGGCCATCAAGACGAGCAGCTTGATGGCCACGGGGAGGTCCCCCGAGAAAGAGCCAGACCGATATAAATACAGTTTAACCTTTTTGCGCTTGCAAGCATTTGCAGCATGCGTGCGAGCCGTCCGCGTTACGCGGACATTGCCGCTGGGCACCGTCGACCTGCCTCGTGATACGAGCGTCGTGTTGCGCCCCAGCCCGCGTGGGGCTGGTTTCGGCAGGTCGACGTGCCGCGGGGTCCGGGAGCTCCGATCCCGTCACCTCGACCTGGCGCCCTTCCGCCGGAGGACCTCGAGCGTATGGTTTATCCGGATCACGTGCTCCCTCCCCTGAGAAAAAGGTTAACCCAGATACTTTCGCCTTCTGTACCACTGTTGTGGTAGTGCGCGTTACGCGCACATGGATCGCCAGAATCGTTGTTCTTAGTCTTCGACAGCCTGGTCGCGGATGCGTCCCCTGAGAGAAGGCATACCTCGTCAGGCAACACCCGTCTTTCTGACAGCCCACTCCCTGCCAGGGTCGCCCCTGCTTCGGTCGTGTGCAGTAAGAAAGCCGGATCCGGCGTCGTCTCGCTGGGTACTGCGTACCCTGGCGCGCTCGAACGCCGCCGTGAGTTCGCCAAGAGAAGGTGATTGTCCAACCTCCCCACTGGACCCCTCCTTGTCCCATCCTGGGACGGAGGGGACGCCTGGCGACGTTGAGAGAAGGTCCTCGTGCCGGTGACGATTCGTTTCGTCTTCGACTCACGACTCGTTTCCGCGCCACCGAGAAAAGTTTGCCCTTTTGCGCCTTGACCCGAGGCAGCTTGCGATACGCAAGCAACGACTGTGCTCAGGCTCTACACGCCCAGAAAGGGGTTCCAGAATGTCCCCGTCTCCCGCAGCTCCTTACACTTCGTTCCACGAGCTCACGAGACGAGGCCTTCAAGAAAGGGGCCAGAACGCCAGGTCTCACACAGTGAGAGACCTTGCCTTCGTAGAAAAGGGCCGCACCCCTGTATCCGGCCGCCACCACGCTGGGCGGAAACGCCCGACCAGCTCGTGGCGGCCCGATCCAGAGCGCCCAGAAAAGGGCCAGACCGCCGTCCTGGAGGAGCTCAGCTTCCCCTCTTCCTTGTACCAAGGAAGCAGGGCTTCGAGCTCCTCTCGGACTGCCGCCGTAGAAAAGGGCGACAGGTGTCAGCAAGAAGAGCTCCCTACGGTCGGCCAGCCTTGCTACCACGTAGAAAAGGGCACAGGTATCCGAAGACCTGGTTCCGGGCTGCACCCGGACCTGGTTCTTCTGGCACACCAAGAAAAGGGCCAGGATGCAAACGCGTGCGTCGCTCGAGAGCGACGCCCACGGCGCACACTTCGAAAAGGGCGACAGATTCCTACGACGAGCTCACGGCACGCCGAGCACGTCGTGGACATTGAGAGAAGGCGACAAGGTCCCCCGGACCATCTGTCCCAACGAGGCTGCGCCCGTTGGGACGTCAGTCCGGCTGACGCGAAGAGAAGGCGACAAGATCCCAGCGGAGCCGCGTCCACCGTCCCTGACGGGAGGTCCACGCGACTCCGCTGGGACTCCAAGAGAAGGCGATTTACTGCGTAATCAGGGACGTGTCGAAAGCGGCGATGTCGTTGTAGTCTGTGGTCAGGCTCATCATTGCGAGCCAGCCAAAGATAGCTGCATGCAACGCGTCATCGGGCTCGGCCGGGGCATGCCGCCACACGCGGCGCCCCGTTCCGTCCATGGTGACCTCCTCATACTCGGCGAGGAAGTCATCAAACGCCGCAGTCATCTGCTGTTTGTTGGCGAAGACCACCCTCTTTTTTAGAACGCGCTGGAGGAAGAAGCAGTCGATGATGGTGGTGCGGTCCAACAGGTAGCGATCGTGTGCATTCCAGGTGAGCGGTTTCTTGTGGAAACCATACTGGCATTGGTAGAGACGCCCCGGTCCGAGGGCTTCCTGGATCATGCTGTTGGCAACGTGTCCTTCGCCCGCGTCGCCATAAACCATCTCAACGTTGAACTCTTTCAGGTAGTGGATGATCTCCGCGATGTCGTGGATGGGGTGGTCCGCGGGGAACACTTTGTAGAAGAGACATTTGTACGCACGCCCCTTCCACATCCCCCAGATCCACAGCACCGTACGGGAGACGACGTCCATGTCGGACAAGGTGCCCTTCTTGATAACGCTACCACCTCCCCAGTCGATCCCTGCGGCGATGTTGCTGATTCCCTTGTTCCACCCCTTATTTGGAGGTGACGCGAACGTCTCATTGGCGTCGCACAGTGAGATGAGATGATCGCGCGTGATCATACGCTTGCCCAAAGCGTCGGAGACGCCCAGGACCTCGTTCTTGAACCGCGAAAGGGAGTATCCCGCGTCCCCGTCGGGCATTTTGGAAAGGAGCATCCTCCACTTTTTCGGGTCGTTGGCGTGGAGAGACAGCACCGGCTGCGGGATATGGAAGCCCTGTCTATCCTTGTCTGGGTTGGCAGGTACCCAGAAGCCATTCCGCTTGTCGAAGCGCGGGTGGTAGTTCGGAACCACGTCGAGCAGGTGCCCACAGTATTTGCAGATAGGACCTTTCAGGCCGATCGACTTCTCATCGATAATGAAGTTGATCTTCGAACACCCGGGGCAGCGCAGACCCCACTCGTGCTGCGTTGACCTCCGCCACAGGAACTCCATTGAGTTCTCCATGGTCTTCGGAGTCCCAGCAGTGGTGATGTAAGCGTACTTCGAGGCGGACAGACACTCACGGAGGACCGGGATGACTGCGTCGTAATGCACATCCTGGGTCTCGTCTGCGAGGAGCCTGTCGGCAGAGATTCCGCGGGCCCGGTCGGGGTCGTCGGCGGCGTAGGTGAAGTGCAACTCCGATCCGTTACGCATGATTTTCTGGAGCACGTTTTGCGACAGCTCAGGATGGACGTACAGGTTGCGATACTCCGGAGAGTGCGCCATGGTCTTCCCCACCCTGGTGGTGGAGAACTTGCGAGTCTGCTCGCGGGTCGGTGAGGTGTAAAGGATCTTGAAGAAAGGAATGATCGCGGTTTCGGCGAGACTGAAGTTGGCGCACGTTGTGGATTTCGCGACTTGGCGCCCCGTCATCAGATGAGTTTCATCAGCGTGGGAATCGTAGATAGGGATGAAGAGTTCGTACCCCTTAAAACTGAACGGGCGCCCTTCAAGGCGCAGGGCTTTCTCGGTAAACTCGGAGCGCCGAACTTCGATCGGGTTTTTACTGGGAGCACCCAAAAGGAGCCTCCAACATGGCCAGAGATCCCAAGGCCAAGTTCGTTGACCGTCTACAGTGCCCCATCATATCAGTTGGTCAGATAGGTTTCCACTGTGAGACCTCGTGGTGCGGCCCACAGAAGAAGGTGCCGCTGTTCATCGGGGACTCGGGAGTGGGGAAGACAACAGAAACCGTTCGCTACATTGAGGAAGAACTCAAGTGGCGGGCCGAGGTTGTTCCCATGGCCAACTTCACCGAAGGGGCCGAATGGGGAACGATGATTCCCGATCAGGAGATGACGCAACTCCACCCCGTGCTCGCGGACTTCCTCCAAAGTATCCAGAACAGCACCGAGCCCGGCGTCATGGTCATGGACGACGTTGGTCGTTGTGACGACCGTGTCCTCAAGCACATTTTCAGCCTCGTGGATACGCGGATGCGCAAGTTCATGCAGTTCGTCCTTCCGGACAACTGGTGCGTTGCGCTGACCATGAACCCGGCTTCGGGGCTATACGATGCCAGCCCCAAGTTCCGAGATCCCGCAGTGCGGCGCAGGCTGCGCTTCTTCTGGGTCGAGCCGACGGGAGACGACTACATCAAATACGCGACCAAACGGAAGAAGATGTTTCCCCCGTTGCTGAAGCACCTGCGGTCCAACCCCTCCGTGATCCACGACGTCAAAATGCGAGACAACCACGAGGGCCCGTATGGGTGTCCTGCCGTGTGGGACGATGTGGACGATGTTCTCAAGGCGTTGATCGCGCAGGCGAACACGGACAACATTGGCGGCCTCTCGCGGAGACAACTGGCCCTCCTGGAACCCACTCTCGGGTCAATGGTGGGAATGGGCGTCGCCGAGAAGGTTGTCGAGGACCTCCAAAAGGACTCGGGCTCCATCGATCCCGCCGAGGTTCTGGCCAAATACGAAAACGACCGCAGCCAGGTGCACCGGAAGGTCGTGTACCACATGGAGCAGGGGAACCACACGGTCATCTCTGAACTTCTACACGCTGTGGCCTTGCAAATGAGGTCCTACCCGGACCCACAGAAAATCGTCCCTTCCCTCGCGCGGCTGATGGACGACCTGAGCAACGCAGGGATGCGAGACTTGATGCAGGTGTTCTTTCGCAAGCTCCGCGCCGAACCGGGCGAGGAGGAAGAGTACAAGACCTACATGGAAAAGGTCGGGCAGGCGATGTTCTCGAACCCGAGCTTCAAGAACGCGTCGCGGTCCCTGCTTTCCGGGCTCTCTCGGATGCGGGACGACTTCAACGCGAATGATCATTCCTGAGTTTCAGGAGCTGGTTGGCTGTCTGCGTGGCTTGCGATTGCGCGTACAGGAACATGGTCGCGAGAGTATGGAGTTGGACATCAACCGGAGTCTCCTCGAACTTGTGGTCGGGGAGCCTGCTCTGGTCAAGTTTGCTCCACTCCGCCTCCAGCTTGTCCTGGCTGGGCCCCTGTGAGTTCCGAAAGAGCATGTCCAGGTGGTCCTGGCACCACGCTAACGGTGTTGGGGCCACCTGGAGACCCCCGCGGAAAAGGACAACGGCGGCGAACCGTTGGATCTCATCGCCCCACGGGGGTGCTTCGGAGTGAACGCTTTTCCAGACAGCCTCGCCGATCGCAGCGCCCCACAAAAGCTCCGCAGGCGTCGGCTCCTGCAATGTGTCCGGCTGGCTGGGCTCACCGTTGGCCACCGAAACGATGTTCTGGAATGCGCGGTGGTCCCAGAAGAAGACGGGGTTCAGCGTCATGGCGAGGGAAGCCAGAATCTTCTCCCGATTGATCGGGGGCAACTCGCCTCCGGCTTTGTCTTTGTACTCCAGCCAGATGCTTTCGGGTTCCCACGTTGCGATCTCGGTCCCGAGAAGGGTCAGGGACGCAACGACGACGGGGAGCAGTTGCGCGTCTTCTTTCGCTAGCAACTCTTTGGCCGCGCGCTTGTTCCACTCTTCTTCAGGTGCGTCGCGCGCTGCCTTTGCCCCCTGCGCCAGGAACGACATCTGTTTGGCGTATCCAACGTGCTCGATCATGGTTTCTCCGGTTGCGCGCGGGGCGGTGTTCCCGTAAAATGCGTCCAGATTATACCGGAGGAGGGCGCGATGACCAAGTCCGATGTCGCCCGGATGGTAGCTCAAGAATTGGACTGCCCTATCAGCATGGCCAATGCTGCCGTCGATGCCGTCTTCAGGGTTCTGACCCTCGGTTTGGTAAAAGAGAAAGGTGTTCGCATTCCGTCTTTCGGATCGTTCTCTATCTTCACGCGCAAGGCGAGAAAGATTCGGGACGTCCAGAGTGGTGCAGTGAGACGCCTGCGACCAACCCCCCAGGTCGCGTTCAGTGCCTCGTCTCGATTGAAAGCACAAATCCGTGCCTGAAAGTTTTTACGTCTATCTTGATCCCGTAAGGGATGTCCGCGCTACGCGGACGTTGCCCCTTGAGAGAACCTCTTCCTCGCCTTGCGGCTCGGAAGAGGTGCGCTCAGCTCGAGCTCGCCCGGCGCCGGCCGGCGCCAACCCCGAGAAGATAGACATCGCTTTTCCACTTCGTGCCACTTGGCAGTTGGTGATACGCCAACACAGAGTTCGGGACTTCGTTCCGGTCTGAGGAGCTGTACTCCTCGAGACCGTGTCGACGAGCTCGAGCACTAACCCTGAGGAAGTGGACTCCAGTTTTCAACGTCTCGTCCCGTTTGGGAAGTCCGCGTTACGCGGACGCAGTACCCTGAGACTACGTACTCAGCTCGAACTGGGGCTGGCCGCCTCGGCGGACCCTCCCTAAGGAGACGTTTCCATATTCGCTTGCTTTGTACCCTGACGGGTAGCTCGCGATACGCGAGCATTGACTCTCGACACCTTGTCGCCGACTGGGAGGCCCCTGAGAAAGCAGGCGGGACAGGAGTCCGTACGTCCCGTATCACCTCGCAGAAAGCAACGCGCCAGAGGCTCGGATCCTCGCCGCTGTGAGTTCCCTTCGGTCCACACAGCACTGCGGATCCCAAGCCCCGTAGAAAGCAAGGTCCAAGAACGTGTCATTCCCGACCCTCCTGCGTCGTCTCTGGGAATAACACGCCTCCCTAGAAAGCAACGGCCAAATACCCCGACACGGCACAGGCTGCGCCTCTTGCCTCGCGGGTCTCCAAGAAAACAGGTTTTCCTTTTCCTGCTTTGTACCTTAGTGGTAGCCAGCGATACGTTGGCAATGCCTTCCCTCTACGAGGCAGCCGTCGACGTAGCCGTCGGCGGAGGAGTGGACCCCGAGAAAGCGGGACAGGAATCCATGATCGTAGGCGCTGCGCTTGGCTACGCCACTACGATCATGGCCTCTCTAAGAAAGCAGGCTCCAGGCCCGTTCAAGGTGAAAAGCGCTTAGAAAGCAGGACTAACGAACACCGAAGACGTTGCGGTAGAGAACGGACTGGAGGTCGCGAGGCATCGTGGGGAGAACCTGGGCCAGTGCGCTCGGGTCAGCTTCTGCTTCCTTGAAGACCTCTCCCACGAAGTCGGGGCCGAACGCATCGGCGTAGGCCTCCTTGTCGATGCCCATCAGGCGCGTCACGGGCACCTGGTGTCCAGCCAGAGGGAGCATGGGCTCTGCGGTCTTCTCGGTGTTGTACACCGACTGGAGCGGGTCGGGGATCGTCTTGTCGTAGTGCTGTGCCAGCCCTGCGCGCCCGTCCAGTTCGGTCAGGCCCCCCGCGATCTTTCGCAGGACCTCTGGGTTCTGGAATTCGTCGGGAGGCAACGAAGCCACGAGCGCCGCCATCTTCTGGAACCCGGCTTGGACGATGGGATTCTGTGCCGACGCTTCTTTCCGAACCTCCAGCGCTTCGAGGAGGCGCGGCGCGGAAGAGACGGTGACCCCCGCCATCTTCTGGAGGGTGGGGGGAAGCTCGATGCCATTCGCCTGTGCGATCTTGAGCAGGCGGGTGCAGGCGAGGGCCCGTGTCGGGATGTCCATCTTGCGGTAATGGCGCTGAAGCGCGTATGCCGCAGGCAGAACTTCGGCCGCGGTCTTGACCCTGAACCTCTTGAGGCTCGGGATCAGGTATTCCTCCGAGTCGTCCCTTGGAGCCGCGGCCACCTTCTCCATCGGCATCGCGTCGAGATCGTAGATGTCCTGCGCCTTCTTGAGGTTCTCCTCAACGTGGCTCGGGACGGAAGCACACTTGGTCCGGTACAGGACCGACAGTGCTGCGTGCTCCTTGGTGTGAATTGGATAGCGGCGCTCCTCGGGCCACGCGAATGCCCGGTCGGGGAGGTCTCCGCCATTGGTGGTGTCCACCTCGGCCGTTTTGGTAAACCCAACTGCATCCGGGTACTCTTGCGCGAGGCGCTTCAGAACCCGGAAGGAAGGATCGTGAAACTGGTCATGGACGATCATGTCAGTCCTCCTGCAATGGCAGACACCATGGTAGCAAATACTGGTGCCAAGCAGCAAGTCTTCGACCCCACACTGGGCCGGGGGATAAATCCCGACGATCCCATTGGGGATCGGTATGGGCTGGATGACATCCTCGGCTTCTTCGTGCAGAGCCACGTGGACGCAGCACGCAGCTTCGTCGCTCGGGTGCTCAGTCAGATCAACAAGAGAATGGTGCCCGGTCTCGGGTACGCAGGCGCGATTGCGGTGCAGGAGAGCCGTGTGTGCCTTCTTCTCGACCCCGAGAGACTCGCGCACCTCACGCTCTCCGAAGTCCTCTTCGTGGTGCACCACGAGTTCGTCCACCTGCTGCACGACCACATCCCCCGGTTCCTGGACATGCGCAAGATGGCCGCGATCGACGATTCTATGCGCTACATTTTCAATCTGACCGCCAACCTGGCCATGGACATGGCCGACAATTCGTATTTGCGTAGTAAGGGCTTCCTGTCAGCGGACGGAATTCTGGGAACTGGTGCGCACCGAATCGAGACAGTGCTCCCGGAGCATGCCGACCTCGACGACCTGAAGGACTACGAGTACTACCAGGAGATGCTTCTCGACGAGCAAATCGCAGAGAAGTTGCTGAAGCGCTTTGGGGGTCCTGTGGACTGGTCCGCAGAACCGCCCGAGGGAGGCATCGCACCGCCCAACATCACTCCTTTGATCGGCACCGTGAACATGAGCACCCCACAAAAGGGTGCGCCCCCGGACAAGGTAGAGTTCCTGACACAAGACGGAGAGAAAATCCCCGACGGCGTCCCCCAGGTCTACCGCGACCTTGCTTTCCGTATGCGGAAGTACGTCCTCTCGTATCACTTCTTCGTTGACGACGCGGGGGCAATGACGGGAGGCGAGAGGGAAGGCGCAGCCCACGAAATACGGCGACAGATGCGGAAGCTCTTCCGAAGGGCCGTCAAGGACCACCTCCGGGCGTGCGGATCCGGGATGGGCGGCATGGAGGAGGACCTCGAGATCTGGCTCCGCGACACGAGAGTGCCGTGGCAGGATATCCTGTCCCCCGCCATCAGCTCGATGATGAGCAACAAGATCAACGAGTCGATGATCCGTCCCAAGGTTCGCAGGTGGCCTATGTTCTGGCGGTATCGGATCTTGCCCTACCCGGGCACGGAGCGCGCGCTTCGATACAAGCTCGTGTTCATCATTGACACGAGCGGGTCAATGTCGACGCCCGAACTCGAGGAGGCCATCGCCGAGATCATCGCATTGTGCAAGCGCCACGACATTGACGTGCAGCTTTGGGTCATCGAGTGCGATGCGGACGTGCGCGAGGACGGAGTTTACCTGGTAAAAGACGACAAGATCGAACCCCAGTTTACCGACTCTTTCCGCATCCACGGACGCGGCGGGACGGCATTCCTCCCGGCACTGCGGAAGGCTGTCGAGCTCAAACCCGATGTGGTCGTGTACTATACAGACGGAGGGGCTTCTGTGCCCACCAACCCGCTAGAGGTCCCGTTGTTCTGGCTCATTTCACCTAACGGAAGTGATCCCGGACTCCCCGGGACCGTTTTGCACATGGGGAAGTACATCTGATGAGTAAGGCACTAACCGCCCTGGACGCCCTCCATCGTGGGGGCGTAGCGGAGATCAAGGTTGGGCGCAAGCACGTCCACAAGATCCCGTTCGAACGTTTCTATGTTGTTCCGGAAGACCTCCGTGACGACATGATGAGGTACTGGCGATACGCCTTGTGCCTCAGTGCCTCATGCCGAAACGCCCAAGTAATGCTCACTGCCCTCTCGGGGATCAAGGAAGAGTTCGCTGCCATCTGTGCCTACATGCAGAAGAACGGCCCATGGATGATCATGGTCCCCATCGCCGTTCGTAACCGCCCAAACTCCACCTGGGATACGAGCTTCTGGATGAAGGAGCAGCGGAAGTCCCAGGACCGGGTGGACGACGAGCCTACCGAGTATCGTCCTCGCGTTCAGAAGAACCGGGGTGTCCTTCAGTATCTGGTCAGTCGCTTCTGGTCCAACAGTAGCGACCGCAAGATCTCAAATGACAAGGACGCGCCGCGCTACGCCGACCTGACTGAAGATGTTTTCCTGCTTGGTCAGTTGGAAGGACCCATTGGGTCTCCGTGTTCCATCTGTCCTCGACAGCTCCAACGTCTGATGAAGCAGTGCGTCTTTGGGGACATCGACTGCTACGAGTTCCTCTGCACGAAGCCGGATACCGACGGTGACTACAAGAAGGGTGCCGACGAATTCGAGGCAGACGCAGCCGCACGGCAGAAAGAGGCGGGGACGGAAGACCTGGAAGACCTCGGTGAAATCGTTATCGAGACAGGCGGGGGCGAGCGCAAGATCGTCAACGTGGAGGACATCTAATGCCATTCCGCAATACAAGCGTCGAAGGATTCTTCCTCCCCAAAGCCCCCGCGTTCGGGTTGCCCCCGATCCTCAATGACTTCGACCTGTCCTGCGCACTGGGGATCAAGGCAAAGACCATGTGGTGGCTGATTGTCGATCGCGGCAAGCTCTACAAGGTCTTCACCATCCCGAAGTTCTCGGGAGGGAAGCGCCTGATCCACGCCCCGGACATGCGTCTCAAACGCATTCAGAAAGTGCTCTATGCGCGCTTCCTGAAACCGATCCCGTTCGGGACGCACGTTGCTGCCTACGTTCCTGGTCGGGGTGTGCTGGAAACGCCGCCTGATCACGTCAAGAAGAAGCTCATTCTGCACCTGGACATCAAGGACTTCTTCACCTCGACGCGGCAGGGGCCCGTCAAGGACATGTTCCGTGATTACCTGGGATACTCGTCGGACGTGGCGTCCCTGCTTTCCAGCCTCGTTACCGTCCCACACACGTTCTCCTGGGGCAGTCGCTACATCGTCCCCCAGGGCTCCCCGGCCTCGGGTGCGGTGTGCAACGCGGTGGTGGATTGGAAGATCGACCAACCTCTTCTGAAGACGCTGCGCGATGAGTTCTCTGAAGGTGAGTGGACGTACTCCAGGTATTCGGACAACGTCTACCTCTCGACGCCGCACGACATCTCGCGTGAAGACGCCGACGCAATGGAAAGGCTGGTTCGAAAGAGGTACAAGAAGGCGGGCTATCGCATCAACGCCAAGAAGACGCGCTTCCAGCGCCCGGGCAAACCGCAACGGGTGTTGGGCATCTCCACCGCGGAGCATCCCAATATCCCGTCTGATGTTTATCGGCGTCTGCGAGCGATCGTCACCAACTGTCTGACCCTCGGGCCGGACAGCCAGTTCGCAAGAGCCAAGTGCCGTGATGCCGAGCATCTGCTCACTGTGCTGGAGGGTAAGCTCCGCTATTGGGCGCAGGTGTCACCGGAGAAGATTGCACCCCTGCAAGAGAAGCTGCACGAGGCTGTCGTGGCCTGGGCGGCTGGGGTGTATGCAGACGTGGAGGTATCTCCCGTCGAGGCTGCGGTCCAGGAAGCAAGTCAGTAAGGAAGTGCCGCGCTGCTATTGAAAGGAGTGCGCATGTTCCAGTTCCTGCGGGGACTCTGGGCAGGAGTCAAGCTGGCTTTCGCTGCGGCGAAGCTGGTGACCCTTCTGTCCCTGCTAGTCCGAGCACGACCATTGCTGGCCGCCGTCTGATAGGCGGTGACAGTGAATGCCCGGGGGCCGACTTCGTGTCGGTCCCCTTTTTTGCCTACGAGGATACTTCGAGCGTGGAAACGGTGGGGGTGCTGGCCACCGCTACCGCCTGGATGGCCTCGTTCTGGATCTCGACCACATCGATGTTGGGGCAGAAGGTGACCAGTGCTTCCTCGGCAGCATCCGAGGTTCTCTTGGTGTTCTCGACGTTGTTCTGTGCGCTCGTGTAGGACTCAAGAAGCGTTGCCAGGTCATCTTCGAGCGTGGTCTGCTCGGTGTCGGCGATTTGCGCCGCCTCATCAACCGGAGTGCGTGCTCCCGTGATCGATTCCTCCAAGGGGATGTAGTAGGCCTGGATGGTCGAGAGGACCGTGCAGTCAGCCGAACTCACGCTGGAGACCCGCGTTGAGTAGGTGGTCTCTGCTTTCAGGATGAAGTCCATCCGCGTCTTGATGTCTTCCACGAGGACCGCCAGGGTGCGGTAGCGCTCGATCTCTGCCTTCTTGGCGTCGAGGTCTTCCTGGATCTCATCTCGCGAGATGAGTGCCGACACGTATGCGCTGTAGGCCACCGTGTACGCGTCCCTGTAAGTATCTTCTCGGGTCGGGTCTCCCGTGGGAAGAAGGTATGCCTCGGAGCCCAGCCAATCCTCGGATGCCGCGGTCCAGCTCACGACCAGTGTGTCAACGCGCTCCTTGATCGTGGTTGCCAGAGCATCTGCCTCGGAGAAACTCGACGAGGTCGCGGTCAGGCTGGAGATCCTGTAGTAGGAGCCGCCCACAGCGAGGGCATTGTCGCGGCCGAACAGGAATGCCGACAGGTCGGGCACCTCGGCAATGCGGAAGAACGTATCCTGGGAAGGATCTGCCTCGTCGACGATCAGGAACACGAAGACACCGTGGTCAGGCAGCGGACCGTTGTGTGTCAGGGTGTTGATGATCTGGTAAATGGGGGACCCATCTGCCGCGATTTGTGAGCTGCGGTCCTGAACAAGGCGCGCTTCTTCAGTTGCCATACTCGACCTCTACCTGCTCCGTACCATCGTAGTCGCCTGCCTGCGCCTGGTACTGCTCGGCCAGTGCGTCGATGCGTTCTCCTATTGCGCTGGCCGACGAGAGGGCCGAGGACACATCGTCCACGATGACTTCGCCTGTCGCCCGGCGATAGAGGCCCCCCTCTTGTTCGGGGGCGTCTTCGGGATAGAGCTCGATGTCAACCGGCCGTGCGGTGGAGACGAACACGCCGTCCCGGTGGACGAAGATCTTGGGTGTAATGCCCTCGGTCGAGTCCACCTGGACAGCGACCCTGTAGGTCCCGTCCGCCAGGAGCGTCTTGGTCAGGGTGTAGATGATGCGAACTCTCATGCTCTACCTCACGGAGTGAAGAAGGCTTCCTGGAGGCCCTCTCCAACCTGGCCGTAGGCCTCGACCTGGACGACGACGAACTCGGATAGTTCTCCGCCGAAGGAGGTCATCAGTGCGGAGATCTCCCGCTTGATGGCCTCACGAGCGTTGATGGCTTCCTCGACGCTGGGGAAGATGTCAATGTAGAAGTCCTGACGGAAGTAGGTATCCCCAACGTAGCCGGGCGCTGTAGGTTCAGGTTGGCGCACGCAGCGGAGGTCGCTGCACCGGACGGATTGTGAGATGATCCCAGACACTGGGTCGGTTACTGGGAAGAGCGCCCACTCCAACTCTGTCCAGATCTGACCGGACAGATTCAACGTTTCCCCATTGAGCGTGAGAAGGTCGATGGTGTCGGGAGGCGTGGACACGTTGTCAATGGTGAAGATGCCCTTGGCGGGCCCCTCCGTGCGAATTTGCAAGATGAAGTCATCCTCCATGCCCGCCACGAAGTCTGGCTGTGTCCCGTTGTCCTTAGTGAAAACGTAGACGCTGCCACTGAGGCCGATTTGCCCCAGGGTTCCTTGTGAATACGCATTGTTCTGCCATGCCGGGTCATCGTAGTTCACCGGGTAGGCGTAGACGATCTGTGGCGCATTCGGATCGCCCCGACAGATGATCGCGTGTGCGTCACGAAATGTCCCTGGCAGGAGCTGTCCGTTCGGGGGGGCTACTATCCGGAAGCGTCCCGTGTTGGTGAAGTCCTCCTCGGAAAAAGACTCGACGTCGATTTGGAAATCCACCGCGTAGTAGTTGCCCTCGATGATGGGAACTTCTTGCAGAAGATGTGCCTCCGTGTCGGGGTCGATGGGGATAAGGTTCGGATTTCCGTCCTCCAGACCGCCTAGGCTTGTTGGGATCGCACGAGCATTCCAGTCGAAAAGTGGAGCATGAATAGTCCACTCGACGGGAACAGTGGGAATGAAGCGCCAAGGGACATCGGTCAGTACGTCTGGATCGCCCAGGTTGTTGATGACCTTCTGGGAGAAGTCAACTTCGAGTGTGGCCTCGTAGTAACGGTCTTCGACGGTGTGCGCCGACGGGGTCGCGCCGGTTGAGCTGAAAGAGGGAAGACTCCCATCCAGATTGGTCATGAATGCGACCTGCCCGTGCCCTCCGAGGAAGAGAAAATCAGCGATGTAGTACTCCGTCCCGAGGATGGTGAGCTTCGTCCCGATGTCCGACTGTTGAAAGTTTTCTGTCTGGCTCGTGTACTCGTAGAGATTCGTATCCTGAATCGTCCCCTCGGCACCGGAGTAATCTACGCCTGACGCCTCTCCCTGGAACCCCGAGAACCGGTACCTCCCGTTGGCTGAGTCAGAAAGGGGAGCTGGGTCGCCTACTTCTGAGTCGGGGCCTTCGACGAAGATTGACCTGGCCAGCATCGACTCGCGGAAGAACATGGTCTTGGTGCGATCGTTTTCGAGTTCGATGACGTTCTTGCGCGTTGCGTCGATTTCGGAGAGTTGGTTGTAGGTGGGGTTGGTTTGGACCCAGGCACGTGCCACCCAAATGGCACGCAGTTCTCCCCGCCACGGTGAAAGAGGCACGAAGCCGTTCACCCACACCTCCGCGTCCGAGATGTAGCGGCATACGGTCAGCGTGCTTTCCGGATTGACAAGAAGCTCTTCGAGGACCTCTCCATCTGCTGCAAGGACTTCCCAGGAAACCGAGGGGACATTTTGGTCGAGGCCTCCGTCGTGCACGATGTAGGTTTGTCCCACAGAACCCGTCGCAAACGACGTAGCAATTCCATTCAACTCTTCGACGTAGACTGTTGAAACTCCCACTGCGATAACGCGGTAGGACCCTGCGTCCGCACCTGAAGTGACTGTGATCGTGTTCCCAACACTGATGTTTCCGATGGTGCCTGACAAGTTATTGATCTGGTTGGACGCAACGATTGTGTCGCATGCCCCGCTGTCGGGGGAGGGGACATCGAGGACCGCCGTCTGGTACTTCCCGGTTGCGCCGATCTGATCGTCGACATCGATGATGGTGTAGTCACCCTGAATCCCCCCACCGGAAGTGAGGCGAAGGGTGCGCAAATTGTTTTTGTCGCTGAGCTCGAAGAACTCTCCACCAGGAATGGTCACTCCGTCTGAACGTGTGAGGTCGAGATTGATGCTGAAACGGTCAGCTCCCTCTCCGCCATTGGCGGTGCCGTGCACCCCCCGAACCTCGACGGGAAATCCATCTTCGTCGGGAGGATATAATTCCAGGAACCCTGGCTCCATTCCGTCGTGGAATGTCGTCCCCAATTCGGGCTGCGTTGACGTTGTGAGACGCCAAGGAGTATTGGCGTGCATCTTTGCTGCGAAACCCGATCCCAGAGCACCGATGGCAACCGTACCGAGGAGGGCCATCTTCTGGTTGTCTGCAACCCACTGAGGCACCTGGGCAGACTCTCGAAGATCGATAAGGGAGACCACGGAATAGCCCCCAGGAAATCCGAACTTGTCTCCTACGAACGACACCTGATCGATTCGCTGATAGCCACGTTCCCATTCTCGGGGAGCGCGCGAACGGCGGAAGAAGTTTCCTGAGTAGATGCGCTGCAAGCTGTCGTCATCGAGCTCCTGTCCCATGACGCGCATTGTGTCGGACTCATACGGGATTGCATTGGGACCTGCTTGTTGCGGCACGAAAGGTTCTGGGGAGAACGGGGCAGGCATCAGGATCCGGATGAAGTCACCCCACTCCGGAACCGTAGTTCCGTCGGGCCCGTAGCCGGATGCTCGCAGGGTTTCCGATCGTAGCGTGAGGGCCTGGTTGGTGGGGTACCTGCGCATCTCTTCTGCGCGTGTAATGCGTGCCAGAATATCCTTGTAGTAGTACTGCACATTCTGTGCAGTGGGACGCACGGAAGGCATTGTGAACGGGAACCTGAACAGAAAGAGCTCTCCGATCTTGCGCGGGTAGGTCACCCGCGTCGAGAGCACAAGTCGCGGGCCGTCTGGAACGATGTCCCCGTAGATCGAGAGGAAGACACCGGGACTGAAGTCTAAGCTCATGGCGTTCCCTTTGCCTTTCGCAGAGGTCTCGGGTAGAAAGAATACTATGAACGAGGGAGCGCGGGCAACCAATCGTGGGCAGGCTTATGTGGGCGTGGATCCCTCGTACACTTGCACGGGACTAGCGGTCTGGAAGAACGGGGAGATCCGGCTTCAGATGGAGGTCCGAGCCACGCCCGTTCCTGGGGGAAGCGACGGAGACCGCCTGCGTAAAATCTATGCGGGCCTGCTGGCCCTCCTGCGCGCAGAACGCCCCGTGCTTGTTGCCATCGAGAGCTATGCGACCGAGGCAGCCTACCGTCCGTTCGCTGCGGGCGAAGTTGGGGGCGCCGTGAGGCTAGCCTGCGCGGTTGCAGAGGTGCCCTACGTTGACGTGGCCCCTTCCCAGTTGAAGCTGTTTGCCGCGGGGAACGGCGGGGCTAAAAAGGAGCATGTGCGGGATGCGGTGGTGGAGATCACGGGAACCGTCCCAACCTCGCTTGACACCTCCGATGCTTTTGCGCTAGCTCTGATAGCAGAAGGATGTGATCTGGGGAGATCAACGAGGGAGAAGAGATGCGAAGCGGAAGTGATACGGAAGATCCTGAAGCCAAATCCGAAGAAACCCCGTTCCAAAAAGCCGTTCAACATGTAGGGAACGTCTATCCTGCGGACGCTCCTACTGTTCCTATCACCACTGGCCGCGCCACCGAGAAGAGTACCTGTCTGGCAGAGGTTCCGGAGATCCCGGACCTCCTCGATGCCGCTCCCGACGACACCCTGCGCCCTGTAGTATTTGCGGACATCGGCGCGTGTTGTGGCTCCAACTGTAAGCAATGCTGGGGCAAGGGCTACGTGACCTATTTACGCGGGAAAGTGAGAAAGCAGGAGGTCTGCGTAACGGGGCTTCGGAAGTTCAACGCGAAGCACGGACACCAGACCATGGAGGTCAAGGGGATCAGGGTTTGGCTGCCTCCTGGTTCCCAAACCACCCAGCAAGGAAACCCCCTACGAGCAGCAATGCAGCTGCGGCGACAAGCCAAGGCAGGGCTCCCCCAAGAGCGTCTCGCTTCTCCGCCCGACGAGCCCGGTCCGCGGTCTCCGTAATGATCTTCATCGCCCCGCTGTAACCTTCGGTCAGGCGTTTGACGTCACCTTCCAGACTAACTGACATGCCCCTGTAGTGGACAATCTGCTCGTCTAGGTTCTTCACCTTCAGGTTGAGTTGCAGGTTGATGTTGTGCCAACCGATTGCCTCGGCCTCGATTGTGAGGAGGGACTGTGCTGCGTTGAAATCGTAACAAACGTAGCCTTTATCGCTGTCAGGGTCGCGTTCCGTGACGGGACACTCCACCCACTTCGGGATGAGTGAGAACTTCTCGAGGGACAGCGGTTTGTCCGCGGCCAATGCCAGGAACGGAACCAGGTAGGCAATCAGGAGAGGCGTCACGTATTTCATGCTTCCAGGTCCTTCCAGGACTTGGCCTTGGCAATGCTATCTTGGAGCGCCTTGGACGTTTCCTTCTCGATCTCTATCTTCTTCGTGATGCTCTCTTCTTTTTTCTCCAGGGCTTCGATTTGGCCCTGGAGTTTCTTGCGCTCTTCGGCATTGGTTACGAGCTTGGACTTGATCTGGTCGTGCTTCAGCTTCTCCTTGAGCACCGCGTGCTCGTTCTCGAGCTGCCGGAGACGTTCTAGCTTGCGCCAGATAACGTACGCAGCCAAAAGAACCAGGACAAAGAGAAGCGCTGCCAGAAACCAACGCCAGTAGGGTTTGGCGTTCTTGGTCGCAGCGGCAAGTTTGGCCAAGAGTGTGGGCATTACGCAGCCTCTCTGGGGACCTTGGGAAAGAGCTTCCTTTCTACGTTGATGTATTTGCTGAGGAGCCTCTCCGGACTCGTGCTTTCCGGAACGAGCACCACGCTTCGCGGCACAGGGGGAAACTGGACCAGCCTGACGATTGCTTCGCTACAGTACAACTTACGCGCATCGTTGAGTGGATTGCGGATACGGCGTCCGAAGAGAGCCGCAATAGCCTGAATGGCTGCCCCAAAAACACCCGCGTAGTTGTAGCGCGTGCCGAGCCACTCAGCCAGATCCTTGACCGCGTCATCCAGCGGGATAGTACAGCGATACATGGCCACGACACGCCGCGTCGCCACGATGCGTTTCCAGGGCTCGACCACATACCCTGTCGGCGTCGCGTGCATTGCCACAACCTTGCCCAGGCAGGGAGAGTAAAACGAGACCAGGACGTGGCTGACCTTGCTCCGTGTGATGGAGCGTATCAGCCTGGAGTACCAGGCGTTATCGGTCGTGAAGACGATGCGGATGTCGGTCATCTTGGATCCACGACGGCTTCGACCTCGGCGATCGTTGTTGCCGCACGTACCAGATCCTTTAGCGTTGTCCCCCCGTCAACGTGTGCACGGTAGGTACCGAGTCCAGTCAGATACATTCCGTCGACTGTAGCGCTGTCAGGAACATCGACCGCCTCGTCGTCGTCCCGTGTGTTCCACTTGATCGGGTAGACGACCGCCGGGTTGTCGCGCACCTGATGGATTCCCATTGTCCTGATCTGCGCTGGGAGCGAAAGGCTGAACTTCTTGCCGTTGAATGTGTAACCCGTCTCGATCAGCTCCACAGTCCGCACGTCAATCGCTGCGAACTTCTTGGCCTTCACAGCAGCCAAGAAGTTGTGGGCAGCTACCAAGCCGTTCAGCGTCGTCTCTTCGGCCCCGGACAACGCATCCACAAACCAGATGTCGAGCACATCTCCAACGGTGTCAATCCGCTGAAAATCTGTATCGATGTCGGCATTACCGATCTCGACCAACATTCGAGAGGAATCCACCGATCCATCCGGCGTGTCATCCGCGATGGAATACTGATAATTGGTAGGCGGCATCTCTACCTCCAGCTCAGATCAAAATTTCCAGTGCAAAGATTTTGCACTCCTCGTAGTCCGTTGTAGCAGGCTGACACTGTGCAGTATTGGCCTCTGTTGCCCAATCAACCAGAAGCGTGTGCGACCCAGCAGCAAGACCTGACGCTACTGTGATCAGCGTTGCGCAATTGCCCTCGTTAGCCTTGCCCACAATGGCCGCACCGCACTCAACACTAGCCCCGATGAGCAGCCGAAAACGAATCCACTTGTCATTGTTGTCATTGCTGGCCGAAACGATGGCAATGACCATGAGAAGTGAATCGGCCCTCAGCTTCGTGTAGCTAAATGAGTGCAGCGTAACCGGAGTACCCGAAGTAGTCGTCGTGTCGGAGGCCAAGACACTCGAACCCTGTTTGATCAGACTGCCGAGAATGGTCGCCACCCCGGCGCCCCCGTCCTCCGCAAGGACTCCTTGTGTGAAGTTTAGCGTGGAGTGTGGCGTGTTCGGGATGTTGCTGCCATCTTCCTGCACCGTGATATCGAAGGCGGTCAATCCCCATCCGACGACGTTCAAGACGTACCAACGGTCACCTTCCCGGATGACCTCGATGATGTCGTTGACCGCGTCGTTTGCCAGAGTGGTGGTCACCCCATCCTCGAACTTGATGGTTCCACCTGAGAGCGGGTCGCAGTCGATTGTGTGTGGGCCTGCCGAAATAGCCTTGATGATGAATGACGTCCCGTCGGGGGCATCCGGCGGAAGATCCAGCGTCCTGCCCGTTCCTCCTCCAATGAGGACCGTGTTCCTTCGTCCTGCTACTTCCGGTTCGAGTTCGTAGTCGAGGCTGACAGATTTCATTCGGCTGTCATCCCAGAAGTCGTCGTCCAATGTCAGCGCCGCAATGTCGCTATCGCGAATGATCCTTTGGGAATACCCACTCGGGGTGTGTGAGTCGAAAGGTCCCGGGGAAAGCAGCGGGAACCCGTAGTTATGAGAGATGACTCCTACGCACATCCAATAAAGGCTGTCCCCGCCCGGATCGGCCCACTTGTTGAGGCCACCTCCAGCACTTGCTGCTACCGTGTAATGCGCAGAGGCATTGGATGCGCCGTTGTAGTCGTCAGTTCGGATGCCGCGAACAAAGTTGTCGCGCACCGAGATGTAGTTGACCGGGGAGTCTCCGATAGCCGGAGGCCCTCCGGGAAGGTTGTCGAGTCCCATGCGGCGCAGCCAATTGGCTCCGAGGACAACGTAGTTTGCCGAGATGTAGAGGCCCGAAGTCGTCACGCCCGCAAGGGAAAGCTGGTTGTTCTCGTACACCATTCCCGACGAGTGCATCCCATAGACATACGGTGCCCCGTCAATGGTGGAGACCGGCTCTTCGAGCGCGAGCGCTCTGAAAGCGGGGTCCAGCCACACAGCAGAGAACGAGGGCAAGAAGGCACCAATGGTCACGTTCGTTGAGGCCGTTTCGTCTTCGAACTGCTGGATGATGTCGAAGTGATTGTCACGCATGCAAGCAGCGAACGCCCACATTTCCCCGAAGGGGCCTCCCGCGGGGATAATAAAGGTCAGCGGCCCTGCGTGATGCACGGTTTTGGCGACGAAGTTGATTCCGTTGTGCACGCCGAAGCCGCCTACCGGGGTGAGTTCTCTTCCTCCCTCGCACCCGACGATCTCGGCCGCCATCAGCCCAAGTGCCGAGTGGAACGCGATATCGTACTCCTGGTCTGTCGCTGGGTTGCCCGGAATCTGTTCGCATCTGTTATTGATGAGGACATCACGGAACGTGCACTGGTGCACGCGCCGCGCCATGGCCATGATGGACATGCCTTGAATCGCAACCGCAGGGCCTGCATCAAGATCGACTTCGAACGGGTTGGTCGGGGAGCCAGCCGCGGGAGGCTCATCGGAGTCGATGACAACCCCGCAGGTAACGAAGCCACAGTTAACGAGATCCAGCGGGAAGCAGCGCATGTCGGATTCGGTTCCGGACGACAACCAGTCCAGGTCCCAAAAGCCTCCGATCATGGCCTGGTGGTACCAGCTGCACTCCCACCCCGCGATGTACGAATCCCCCTCTTCGGCTCCCAGGTCGATGAACGCTCGCGACGCGTGGGTCCCTGAGTAGGTCGGGATTCCCATGAACATTCCCAAGAAGAAGCAATCCTGGACCTTGGGGAAGAACAGTCCGAAGACGGTGTCCGCTCGCATGAAGCCCGACGGTGCCGCGGTGCTCTTGTAGCGATCTCCGATGATCGCTGAGATCTGGCGGAAGATGACCGTTTCCCCGTTGCTGACGCCTCCGTTCAACAAATCGGTCTGGTTGGTGCGCAAATCGTAAGACGTGAACGAGCATTCCTTGACCCAGTTGCGGACACCGATACAGGAGATGAGGTTTGCATCGGTCTCGAAGATCCCGTGCAAATTCGGGCTGGACGTTCCATTGGACTTGAACGCAAAGTTGAGGTTTCGCGCGTTGTTGAGGCGCAGCGCCGCGAACGCCCCTGTGAATGACGCCGAGAGCATGTTGCTACTGTCGAAAACTACGATGGGGCGGTTGTCTTCGGAACCAATTCCGATGAAATCGATGTCGGGCGCGTCGACTGCGGCGTCAATGGTGTACTCACCAGGCATCAGGAACACCTGATGAAGCCCGCGCGAGCGTGCTGTTGCTACCGCAGCGTTGATGACGGTAGCACTGTCTCCGTAGTGTGTAGCGTTGTGAAGTCCGAAGGAGCGAGAGCCCGTCGGAGAGACTGTGACAGGCATCGGGTAATCACGAAGCTCGGTCAGCGCCAACGCCTTGCTGCCGCTGGTGACCAAGGCACGCCACTTGTCCGCGAGAGCATTGCCGCTGATGGCCTCGCCGAACTGGATGGCTGCGATCTGGGTCGCGAGGTCTACTGTCCCTGGTTTCCCCTGCGTCGCCCAGTTTGCCCCGAAGTCCTGTTCGGTGGCAGAGAGGTCACTCGGGATTGGGAATGCCCCAGAGGGAACGAGAGTGCCCACGTCCGTGAGTGCTTCTCCATCAGCAACGATGCCATACTGCTTTGGTGACAGGACCCTGCCCCCGAGCTCCCACAGGTTGGGGCGCGTTCCGCTGTACTCCTGCCAGTACTGGGTCTGCATTTCCGTAGGAGCCTGCATCCTCCGGACGCCTGTCAGGCTTCCCATGTTGAGGACCGTGCGTCCTCCGGCAATAGGGGAGTAGTAGACTCCAAGGACTTCCTCGAGTCGCGACGAGAGTGCCGCAGCTTCGGCGACCGTGACCGCTGTGATGACCAGACGTTCCAGCGCACTTTGGACATCGATCATGCGGTCGCGGTCTGGATGGCGCTCGAAGAACCGGGTGTCCAATCCGATGAGAGCCGCAGGCGGTCCCATGGTTGCCGCGGACGCTCCCAGGTTCTCAGCGATGTCCGGCATCTCGCGGAAGTACACGTTGCCCATGGCCGAGGCGAACTCGACGAGCTGAAGGATGCTGTCACGGTAGGAGTCGACGACGAAGTGCTGCCCCTCGACGTAGTACGCCCCTCCTGCAATGATGACTACGTTACCCTTGAGCGCGCGCTTCCGCGGGGTGTTGAGATAGGTCCGCAGGAGATGCCGCTTGGGAATCGTTCCCCCGGAAATCTCGAAGGTCGCCAGTGTTACTGTGCGGACGTGGATCTCGCGGGCCGTATGCGATACGGAATCCGAGAACTGTGCGCCCTCGGGAGCCCAGAAGTGCCCGGGACGCAGCGGGACACCATTCATGAGAACCAGGTTGCCGCCGTCCACCTTGGCCAGGGGGATCGCGTTTTCCAGGTGGCTGGTGTCATTGCGCCCAACAACCAGGGCAGTCTCGGTGACGGTGGGCTCGGTTACGGGGCTGACCGAGATACCATCGGATGGGGTTCCGTCCTTGAGGGACTGTCGCCGATCCAAGAGGGTGTTGAAGCGCAGACAGAGGTTGTCCCCCTCGGCCAGACGGTTGTCATCGATGTTGAAGAACGCGTCGAGGACTCCCTTGTGGATGACGTGGTACTCGAAGTCCCACCCCGGGACCAGGTAGATCTTGGACAGCTCGAGGATGGGATTCCCTGCTGTGCCCGTGATCTCAGGGAGGATGAGGGCCGAGGCCTCGGCATTGAACGCACTGTCTGCCGTGTCGGTCAGGGCGTCAAAGACTTCTTGTACCGTGGGAGTTGAGGTCCCGGAGTCAAACTGGATCAGGAGATGTCTCTTGGGGGTACCCGTCACGGTAAGGGTCAGGACAGAAACGTCCGTGGTGTCCTCGATCTCGATCGAAACCTGACGTCCTCCGTCCGCCGCAGTCTTCCGTGTGGTGAACTTGATGTCCGTATGTTGGAGACTCGAGAAGATCGTGCTGTTCGGAGTCGTCAGCGAGACGACGTGCAAGTCTCCTCCGATTCCGATGCGTCCCGTATAGCCATCGAGGGCGTCCTCGTCTGCAACGGGAGCCAGTGTTGGATCGAACGGACCTCCCCAGTGCAGGGCGCCTGGGCAGGTGATCGCCAGCGCTCTGTCCTCTGCGGCGAGGAAGAGGGCGTTATCGCAGGCAGCGCGAAGAACCTCAGTCCTTGCGCGCAGCACGTCGAGAGGCCGGTTCTGATCCTGTGGACTGGCCGCATCCCCCGCCTCTACAGGCGCGATGCTCTCCGAGAGGTTGTCGCCAGTGTCATTTCCTTCTTCGAACTTGATGAAATCCCGGGTCATTGTGCCCTCTCTGTTCGTTGGGACAGGATTTTACCCGTTCTATATGTAGAACACCAGGATCGCGCGCATCAGAGTCCCATTGCAAACCTTTTTACGAGCCTAACACACTGCCCGGGAGGAGCATCGGGAAGGTGTACGCCGACCGCTGCTCTAGGATCTTTTCCAAGACCTGGAGAACGAAGATATCGGTGTCCCCTGTCCCCAGGTTCGGGTTGGTGAGGTCGTAGCCCCACACCCCCCGCTTCAGGTAGTTCTGGAATAGTCGGTAGCCGATCTTGAATCGGTTGCCCGGAACGCGCCCGTTGGTGGAGACTTCCCACCGTGCGTCCACACTCACGCCGTTGTGTGTGCGATTGGCCCAGCCAGGCGGAGGCCACTCGGGGGGCTCGAGAGAGTATGTGTCTTCCGCAGGGCCCACGACCCACCACACCCCGTCCGGTGTGACAGCGGTAACCGGGAGTTGGTGTGCCCCGAGTACCTCGTAGACGTCCGTTAGTTCTCCTTGATTGACAAGCCCGAGATACCGTTTTGTCTTTCCCGCGTTGTAATCCTCACCCGCGGCAACGAGGTAGTCTCCCCATGCCGCGAGGGTCCCCGCGATGGATTCGTCCTTGATTGATGCCGCGGACAGTACCTCTACCTCGTAGCCTCCCAGTGTGCGCTTGTCCCATTGCCCGGTGGCGTCGGGCGTCGGAAAGTCATCAGTGGGCCACTCTTCCACCGCATCAGGGAAAGGAAACACCAGGGGCTCGCCGTACAACTCGACAATCACGCGGAACTCGTTGGCAGGATCCTGTACCGCACTGCGCACGCGCCGCTCAACGAGTTCGTTGGCCAAGGAGGGAATGAACTCCCATACGAGGTCGGTCTCGTTCAACAGTACTCCCCAGGGCGCCCCCGCGGCGGAGGCCTCCTGTGCGATCTCGGCCGTCAGCCCGTCCTGCACAGCGAGGATGGGTTTGTCCGCAGCACTGACACGGACGTTGAATCCAACATGCTCAGGTTGGAACCTGAATGTCTCCGACACAGGGAAGAGGAAGAGCGCATTCTTTCCTGCTTGCAGGGTATGTGCGTAGTCGAGTCCGGACTCGGGGAGGAACTTGGGAGTTTCAACCGTCAGTTCCTGCGGTGTAACTCCCGTGTTTACGTCGTAAATCGTTGAGGCGACGTCATTGCCCCAAGTGCTACTTCCTGAAAGCGTGATCACGTCGTTGACATTTCGTTCCAGGAAGAGGCCGCTGGTGATCTCAATGATGCTCCCGAGCTTCTTGATGCGCCACGCGAGCCCGGTCTCTCCTGTAGAGGCGGGACTCGTGCCGCCGACCCACGTCACGTCGAGCTTGGTTGGGTCTCCTGCATTGAGGAGGAACCGCGCGGTGAACCATGCCGGAGTTCCTGCAATGTCAGCATAGATCTCCAGGTAGTACCCGTGGTTGACGGAAGTGCTGGCATAGTCATCCAGGTCTGCACCGGGGATCTGCACCTGGGTAGGAGCGGGACCTCCTGTCGTGGCCGCTGTTCCCCCGCTGTCGACCAACGTCCCCACATCAGGGTCTCCGGAACCCCCCACTTCTGCTGTCCCTGTGCCCGACAGGTGCCCTCTGATTTCCCCGTTGTTCGGGGCGCCGTAGGTGCGTCCAAACGGAAAGGGATAGGAATCAAAGAGGCCGCCGCCGTCGACGTGCTCTGTGATGTTGGAGGGGACCACGTCAATCTCTGTAGTGGACGCGATGCGTACGATGGGGTAGCTCCCCTCGACGCCGAGAAGCGACGGGACGGTGACCCCCTGCACACGCCGTCCGGTGATCTTGAGAAAGCCTCCGACCAGCTCCTCGGAGGTTCCGAACGCTGCTGCACCCACGTCAAATCTGAATGGCTTACTGTCGTCCCCCGGCACCTCTCCGTCGTATCCGGACGGACGCGTCTCGGAACCCAGCGCCATGTTCACAATCTTGGCTGTGTGCTTTAGGCGAATGGTGCGCGGTGCGGCACTGGCGACTGCCAGGCCTCCGGCGCCAATGGGCTCGTCCACTTCAAGTACGATCGTGTGCGGTCCCAGGATGCGTGCGCCAGGGGTACCGGGGCCCACCGCGGGAAGGATTGAGAGCTGTCCTTCGTCGCCCTTGAGGTAGAAGTCGTTGTAGTCCTCAGTGGCGTCGGGGTGCCCTGCGTAAGCCTCGACGTCCGTGTCCTTGATGCGCACGGCAGGATTGATAGTGCCGTCTTCGTCCGCTCCGATGTAGAGCTGGGGGTCCCCGATGTAGTCGGGGTCGGCGTCTGTGATGAGGAACTCTTCCCGCTCTGGCGTAGCCGCACGCCGGTAAGCCTCTGCATTGAAAAGGTCCGCAGGGATGACGGCGTTGTGCCACCAGTCAGGATCGTTGAGGTTGTCCCTGTAGTCAAAGAAGCCTGTCAGCACGTCGCCTTTACGAAGAATGAGTGCCCCGAAATTGTTGGAGTCCAGGAGACGCGGATCGATGTTGTAGTCTGCGTCGAAGGTGTAGGTCTGGTCTTCCCAACCCGCAGCGCGCCACGCCTTAACGGACACCACGTAATCTGTGCCCGACAGCACAGCGCCAACGAGGACAGCGTCCTCGCTTACTAGGGGGAGCCCCGCTGCCATGTTGAGGCACTGGGAGAACACCCGTTGCGACGGACCTTGGAAGAAGAGCCAGAGCAGGGAGTCCACGAATAGCCGGTGCAACTCGTCCGAGTCGAGCTCAACATCAATGAGCGCCCCCCAAAAACGTTCGAGGGCTGCTTCGTCTACCTCGACACGCGGGGCCCACAGACGCACGGACAAGACAGCAGGCTTTCCTGCGTCGATGAAGGGGCCAATGCTGGGCCAGATTTGTTCTGCGGCATTGATGTTGTACGGGTACTCGTCTCCCGTCGGGGGAATCGGCAACGCCTGTGGTGTGCGAGATGGATTGGGGCGTTCCAGGAACTCCGGGATGGTTTCGACACCCTCCGTCCGAGAGACACGAGGGTCTACTGAGAGGAGGGCATACGTTTCTGCTGTGACGAGGAGCGCTCCGTCTTCAACCCAGTAGTCCTTTCCTGAACGAAGGAGCAAGCGCGGATGCCCGATTCGGTCGGACAGGTAAGGGATCTCGGCGAAGGTCGTGTCGACCAAGGGAATGCGGTACGCAGGCTTGACCTGGTCGGGCTGTTCCATCGCTGTGACGTTGAGCAAGTCCAGGTCTATCGGAAGCCAGAGCCTCCTGTGAAAGAGGCGCATGTTGAGACGGTCATTCTGATAGACCGTCTCCATCAGGGTGTAGTAGGCCTCTTGGAGAAGCTCTTCAGCCCCGTGGAGGAGAGTATCGTAGACTCCCTGGTTCGCGAAGTAACGCTGGTAGAACGACCCCAGGTTACTGAGGTAGGACTGGAGAGTGGTTCCGGAGAGGATCATTCTGTCGTCTCCTCCGAGGCCGTGATCAGGTCCTCCGTGCAGTAGAACTGGACGGTCTTGCGTCCGACTCCCCACTCGGAAGGGAGAAGCGGGGGCGACGGGAGCACGTCACCTACAAACCGGGACTCCGGAGTCGCCGTGTCAAAGTCGTAGATCAGCCCGTCGAACTGGAGGACCGTGCCGTCAGGCATGTCCACGATGCTCTTGGCAGCGTCAATATAGAGGCTGCGGAGGCCCGGGAATGCCTCCCGTGCACTGGGGGACAGATCATCCAGGCCGAACTGCTCATTGTCGGTTGCCTGGGTCAACGTCCTGGCGAGATAGGTGAGCAGGGCCTCTTCCTCGAAAACGTTCTCGGCGCTGGCGTTCTTATCGCGGACGTAGCGCACCGTCATTGGAATCTGTGTCCCGTGCTTCTGGCGCAACAAGATGTCGCCCTTGACTGTGCGCTCCTGGATATCCTCCCCGAAGAACTGCCCTTGGGCCGTGGCGTATCCGTAAATCGTTGCCGCTTGGAGGGAGAGCGCCTGGCCTGCAAAGTCAGTATAGTCACCGACGTGGAGGAGAACCAGGGCTTCCCTCGACCCCGCGTAATGGGGGCGCAGGCGCTCAATCCGGTACTCCAATTGGTCGACGGTTGCCGGATCAGCCGGAGTGCCGTTCACTCGCCGTGTGAAGTGGACACGTCCGGTGCTGGGGTCAGCGTATGTATTCGTAGGATCGCGGAACGAGACATCTGCGAGAAACACAAAGGGAATGGACGGAAGCAACACAGCCCCAGGAACCTGTAGTTCCGAGGTCGTTTCTCCCGTCTCCGGGTAAGCACTACTCCCGATACCCGGAATCACATCTTGGTAGGCTGTTCCTCTGCGTCCCACGGAGTACGTCACGCCGGAGGCTTCCTCGGGAAACGGAGTCTCAGCGCGGGCCATCAGGTAGTTCTTCCAGACTTTCTCGATGACGTACTGGTTTTGCGTGCCGCTCCAGTTGTCGCGAAGGTAGAGGATGTCCCCCTCCAACACTCCCTGAAGAATGAAGTCTGTTTCGAGGTCGCGGAAGAAGCGCACGTCGTGCTGCGGCGCGGGGTCCAGCGCGGCCAGGTCGAATACGCCTCCAACCTTGGACCCCTCCGCAAGGATGCCTTCCACGATAGCCGATGTGATGTAAACGTCGGCCATTCCCGTCGTGTGGAACCGCAGCGCGGGATTCTCATCGAAGATACGGTCGCGGCTCATCAGTGCCGCCCCCGACTTGATCACGTCGATGGTCTCAATGTAGGGCGCGTCCCTGCGTAAGAGCGTCGTGATGTTGCTCTCGTTGTCCAGGATCTCAGCGCCCACGTAATCCGGGAGGTTGGTGAGCACTTCCTCCTGTGTCGTACTGGGGAGGCCTCCCTCGAACTGCCGGACGACCTGCCCTGCATAAACGTAGGGGTCAAAAGGATCGAACGAGGTAACCGGGCCCACATCCACGTTTCCGTCCTCTCCGGGCTCGTCAGCGACGAACGAGAGCGAGAACGAGTAGCCCACAGTCACACCTCTGCTATCGCGGACGGCGACGAGGTCTTCGGATGCGATCGAGTGGTCTTCGATGTACGTTGTAGTGAAATCCACCGTGCCGATGGTTGCCTTGGTTCCCTGTGGAACTGTGATGTTTCCTTCCCGCGTGGTGTAGAAGACGACACTTCCCTGCGCGAATGCCCCGTCGCCCGTGTCGATTGCAAGATCTCGGAGGAACGCTGTCGCAGCGTCGATGGCATTCTGGTCGCCGTCCAGATCATTGGCCAGCAAGCCGTCCCGTGTGATGAGGGTCAGGATGGTGTCCCTGTCCTTATCCAGGGCTTTGAGGATGTAGGCCAGCGCGCGTGCGGCGAGCTGTCGCAGGGCATCGTTCCTTCCCCACTTTCCGGAGGGCAGATGGTCAGCAAGGAACTGGGCGAGTGCCTCTTCCTTGTCGCGAACTTCGGCCAGGGTGACTGTCGGCATCACTCCACTCCCACAGAAACGCCGTCGAGGAACAGCGTGAACGTCGTTCCTTCAGCATTGGTGACGTTGATATACACAGTAGCCCCTCCTGTCGAGGAGTCCTCTTCATAGCGGTCGACTGCCATCTCGGCCAAGCGCTCGGAGGGGAGCAGGTTTCTTTCCGCGAGCTCATCCCTCTGGATCTTCTCCTTGGCCTGGAGAACCGCTGTGGAGATAGCGTCCCGCGCTCCTTCGGACAGATTGACCTGGCCTGACAATGACCCGAGAAGCGTGCCGCTCGGATCGAGGGGGTCACTTTCGGGATCGGTGAGGAGAACACGGCACACCTTGCAGAACAGGTATTGGATGCCTGTTACAGACAAGTAGCCCTCTTCTCCTGGGCGCAGGATCTCCCCGATGATGGGGCTTGTTGCGTAGTCCGAGGGAATCTCAGCCAAGGTGAAGATCTTTTTCTTCCCTGCTTCAACCAGCGCTGCGCTGGGAATGATCGCAAGATCCCCTTGGCTCACGTAGTACATCAGACGATCTCCTCCGGAAGGTTGCTGACATCCATCCCTGGAATGTCGTCGCCGTCGCTTCCGAGTTCCAGCGCGGCACTGAGCCCAGTCCATTCCCGTCCGAGCCCGCGTGCCAGCTTTTGCTCTCCGTCGGCGGCGTAATCACGAACTGCTTTCTCATTCAGGGAAGTCAGTCGCCGGGCAGAAAGATACCCGAGAACCTGGCGCTTGGCGCGATCCGTCATCGCTTCGACCCCGGCTCCCACGGCATCCTCGGAGAACTTCTCGACCGCTGCGAGAATCATGTCCTCGTCGGTCGCCTCGTACTCCTCGAAGATCGAGGTCGAAACAGCTGAAACAGGAACGACATTGGTGAGGCGGGCGAGCTTCACGAAGTCGAAGTTGGCACCGGGATCGATGAAAGAACTCACCTCTGAGTCGGGGAGCACTACTTCCCCGAATGTGTTGAGGGTCATCGGGATGTCATAGGCGTGAGCCATTTCCCGAAGAATTGTTGCTAGCCCTGCGTAAACGGTCTCGGGGATCTCGTCGTTGACGCGCCCGGGGATTGCGATGCCAATTGCATTCGCGTCGGTGGCGCCTCCCGCATTCTGCGTGTGGCGTGCTTCGTCCAACAGGTCCACGTGTTGCATGTACGTGCCGCTCTCGGTCACTGTGAAGTGTGGGGACCATTGGATTGTCGGGTCAGCAACCCACCGTGCAATCTTGTCCGACGTTGCCTGGCTTCGCCGCAGGTCGGGCGTGAACGGACGGTAGATGACAAACTTCTCGTAGGTGGGGGCTGCGTTGGTCTGTTTCCGATTGAATGCTGTTGCGGCTCCAATCCAGAGGGCCTTGGTGTACTTGCGCCGCACGCGCGTGATGGCTTCGGGGGCCTCGGTGCTCTCTCCGATCAGAGCCAACGCACGATTGAGCAGCACACGCACAATGCTCCCCAGGATCTCCTCTGTCCCAGTGCTGGGAGCCTCGACTTCTTCGGTCGCGGGGGGGCGCAGGGGAACGGACTGCATTGTTACTCTTGCGCCTCCTTGAACCGCTTCAGGATCTGGGCCTGCTGATACGAGAGCTGTCCCTGCGTGAGGCCCAGCTCCTTTCGAATGGTCGCGGGCTTCGTCACGGGGTGTCCCAGGTACCCTGTTTTCATTTCGAAGATGCGCTGCTGCATCGGGGGGAGATCGTGGTAGACGTAGTGAACCATGTTGTCTGTCGCGCTCGAGTCTTCCTCGGGGCCCTCTTGCGAAGTCAGCAGTTCCCTCCGCTGTTCACTCTGGAACCTTCGCACTGCGGGAAGACTCCAGACCAGCTCCCGCGCCATCTCATCTGCCGTCGGCTCGCGCCCCAGCTGCTCAATGAGACGCCCTCGCGAAGCATTGAACGTGTAGAACTTCATCATCCGGTGCTCGGGGATGCGCGCAAGGTTTTGGTAGGTATAGTTCGGCCGGGACAGTTTCTGAAGACGGTTGCCGACGTGCGTGGACAGTTGTACCCCGCGCGTGGGGTCGAACGTCCCGATGGCCTCGACCGCCAGCTTCTTGGCCTGCGTCTCCAGAAACGGACGGGCCAGCGTGCCTTGCCAGCGGTTGACCTCGCGGTGAATGAGCGGGTCCAGATTACGGAGTAAAGGGGACAGCGTGGGGGCGCTGGGATTCTTCCGCCATGCGTTGTAAAGATCAACGTCGCGTTTGCGAAGGTCCCTGTTGCTCGCGACTGCCATCACCACTCCTCCGGCACCAGATCAAGGAGAGTCCTCCGATAGAAAGTCAGTATATACTGCCACGCTTTTCTCGTGTGAGGAACTTCGTCCAACGCGGGCACCCCGTAGGTCTGCTTCTTTCTTCCTCTCTCTGTGTTCTCTTCGATGTCAACTGGCGGTCCCGGAGGAATGTGACTCAGGTCACCGCTGGTCACGCCCGCGGTATTCGCGGGGAACATGTAGGGATGGAGGTACAGGTAGCGCGGATAGCTGGCTGCAACATTCTTCGACGGATCGGTGACACTCTCCATGAACTGAGAGTAGAAGTCATTGTCGAACAGCTCGGCGCCGAGGACTGCTTCCCAGGTGGCCGCGAAGAATCGCACGTACTGGTGCAGGTTGCAGATAGGCCGCCACGTGTACTTCACCGCGTCGTCGTAGCGCGCAACGGGATCGAACCCCTCGCTTCGGAGGTGGTCCAGGAACTTCAGGCGGTAGTGCGTTTCCTCCGAGGTGAGGGGAAGCGTTTGCGCATTCTCTCCCACATACTTGGCCTGGTTCTCGAACTGTTTGGGGTCGAAAGCTACGCCGTCCTCGAGTTCCCTGTCGTTGCGGTCCACCTTGACGATCTTGAAAATCTGGTCCAAGGGAACAGAGAAACGTGGATTCGATTCCGGTGCAACGCCCAACAAGATTTCTTCGTAGGATGTTCCTCCCCACAATAGGCGCCCGTAGTACTCCGAAGCGTGTTCGGGGATCGCAGTGATAAATGCAACGGTAGGCACGGGATCTGGTTGCCCCGTCTCCATGTGTTCCACGAACGTCTGGTCATCTTCCCACTCGGTGGTGGTGTTAAACGCCTTGTTGATTTCATTGAACGCAACGAGACCCGGGTGCTTGTCGTAAACGTACCAAAACTCGTCCGGATTCTTGTTTTCCGCGCTACCCAGGCGCTTGCGCAACTTGTTGTCTTGCAATTCCGAGAGGGACTCAACGAACTCCAACATGTCCCTTACGTAGGTGATCTGGAGTTGCATCCCGCGCCCATCCTGCCGGAACTCTCGCTGGATCTTCTCGATGAAACCAAAGAAGTGCATCCCCGGCTTCTCGCGATCGAGAACCAGGCACGGCAAGCCAGCAACGTGGTTGCGGTTGTCAGACACAGAGATGTTGGCAACGCGTGCGCCGTAGCGCTCGATGTAATAGATGTATCGCGCGTAGGCAAAGAAGAAGGGGTCCATGTCGAGCTTGTAGGGGACGCCCTTCTTGACTTTCTTCTTCCCCGATGGCGCAACCTGCCCTGTGACAAAGTTCTGCACCGTCTCACGGGTGACGGCCTTGTGCACGGCCGCCTTCTTCGGTGCCTCCTCGGTGAAGTCTTCCTCGCCTGGGACGTAGTCGCGTCCCTCCCTGGCTGCTTTTTCGCGCGCGTCGGTGATGGCCTGTTGTTTTCTTTTCTCCCACTGTTCCAATTTGTATGCGTGTGTCTGGTTGCGTGTCTTGAGGAGGTCTTCGGACTGCGCCTGTTGCAGTGCGGTCACTGCATCAGAAGAAGTGGTGACCACATCCTTGCGCGGAGTCTTCTTCTTGCCCGTGACCTTGTCCTGCATCATGTGCCACCACTGAGGCATGCCTGTGGTGAATGTGCGTGGGCCACAGAAGTACTCCTCGGGATAGATCAGGAACGCGTAGTTGTTCAGGTATGCCTTCCCAGGAACCCTGCCAGCCCGCAGGTGATCGAATGCCTCTTCGGGGTAGCCCACGGTGAACGGGATTCCCTTGTGCCGGATAAGCCCTGCTTTGGTGGCAAAGAGGTCTCCGACGTAGACACGCGTCGGTTGTGACTGGAAGTTCTCCTGATACTGGAACTCGATCTTCTCGCTGGGGAAGATCACATTGCAGCGCGGAGGCACGCCCATGAACGACGTGGGAATTGTGGTGTAGTTGGCCAACACATGATTGTCGTTCTCCAAGTTGGGGTCTCCCTCCCCGATCACATGTTTGTATGTAGACAAAGCCTCCACTTCGTAGAGTGCGGGGTTCGGGATGCACAGCAGGTCGTAAAGCATCTGGGAGAACAACGTCTGATAGAACGCCCATGCCGGGCCCGCGCCCCCCATCTGTGCCATCTGCTTGAGCAGCGCCTCGAACGCTTTCAGGCGTGTGTAGAGGGCGCCTCCTGACTTGAACCTGTGCCCCACAGCCTTGATGCAATCGAAGACACCGACGTACTTGGTAGTGCGCTCGGTGGGATCGATGGGCTGTTCGAAGAGGGGGGCCGGAAGGAATCGGTAGAGCAACCGCGTGCGTGAGATGCGAGGCCAGAAGTAACGGCCGACGATGATGGAGCGAAATTGCTCCTGGTGCTGCTTGTCACACGCGTTGAAAATGTTCCAGAGGACGTCGAAGGGACGGTTGACGTAGTCGGCAGCGCTGGAGCGCCGACGCCCAGCCCTGGTCTGCCGCGTTGCAACCTGTCCGTCCGCATAGTTCTCCGCCTTGAAGCGAGTCTTGCGTTCGCGTCGAACGATTGCAGAGGAGCCGCGCTTGAGCACGATGCGTTCGTCCGGAAGTTCGTAGAAGATTTCGTCTCCTACAATTTCCATGGAGAGGAAAGCAACAGACTTTCCCTCGATCAGTGCCGTCTTCCCACGTGCTTCATTGTTTTTGAGAACATCTTTCAAGACAGCCGACCGTGTCTTCTCTTCTTCCTTGGGCTTCTTCTTTTTCTTGATCGCGGGAGGCAATCCGTTCTTGTAGAAGAGCGAGATAGGATAGTACAGGTCCCAGTTCTTTGCCAAGCGCCGCACCTCGCCCCGGCTTGCGCTGCGCGTGCGCTGTCCGATCACTTTGTAAGCATCGTCGTATCCAACGGCGTACTTCAACAGGTAGGTCACGAGACAACCAATGTCGTGGAGGCAGTTGAAGCGCATGACCTTGACGCCTTCCGGCGTGACTGCGTACTCCCAGCCGATGATGTTGCCCTCGAATGCGTACTTCCATTCACCGAGTACGGGGAACTTGGGGTCGGCCTCGTAGAAGGGAGGGAAGTCATCGCGGAACGAGGTCGTTCCCATCGGACCGTAGGGAGACTGTCCATCGTACTCGAAGAGTACAACGGGGACGTGGTCGTCCCGACCCATTCCTGCAAGCTGGGGGTGAGGCACCAGGTCAATGGCTGCCTCGGGGATCGTGAAGCGCCCGCTGCGGACGATGGCGCCGACACACGGAATGTGCACGCCGTCGATGTAGAGCAGAAGATCGCTCCGGTAGAGCTGCTGCTCCTCGGTCATGTCCGTCCCTCCACGTAGTAGGTCAGCAGGATGAGTCCGCAGCAAATGGAGAGTCGCGCGTTGAGGTCTGTGTCTGGAGGAAACTTGGTCTCGTCACAGACGCGCTTCGCCAGCTCCAGGAGCGAGGCGTCTGGTAGGGAGCGTTGGAACGCGCGGAGCGCCTCCCCCAGGTCGAGGGAAGGCAGTCGGACGGAGAAGTGGAGTCCGGCGTTCTGCCGGTCTACGTCGTAGTATAACACTGAATTGGGGATCCCTGTCAAGTCCACCTTGGAGCGGAGGTAAGATCCGAAGAACGACTCCAGGGCGAACTGGATGAAAATGCGTGCCGCCGTGTCGTGCCCGTGTTCCCGAAGGGCCGCGTTGTCCTCCCACACCGGGTTGATTTCCCACCCCGTTGACACCTCACGGAACACTCCGAGGAGCACACTGCGAATGTTGTCGAGATACGCCTCCCCCAGTCGCGTGTTGTTAATGAGGTCTCGCAGGGGAAACGCTGCCACGGGCGCCTGGAGGTCCGGGAGGTCTTCCAGCGCCGTGAAGGTCGTCTCGGTGGCGAACGTCGTTCCCGTTCCCCGGTGGAGCGCAGAGATGCCGTAAATCAGACCCATAGTGAGTACCACTCCTGAAGATCCTCGAGCGTGAGGTCCTCGCTGAAGAAGAGAGGGGCGTCTGTCTGGAGGTGTGCGGAGACCATCGTCCCGTGTCCGTGGCGGGTGTGCTCAACCAGGCTTCCCAGGACCTCCGCGCTGTCCAGCTGGTATGCCGTCTTGGCCCGCACCTCATCAGTGCGCAGTCGCAGTTCCAGAATTCTATCTTGGTCCCCTGCGACGATCTCGCCCTGCTGGTCGGCGTTGGAACCAATCCACAGGGTCGTCTTTGCATATCCAGGAGCAGGGCTGGCTTCCAGCAACTCAGGAACCCCAACCAAATCCTCCAGTTGTTCCTCGGCCCGATGCTGCGAGGTGGTGGAAAACGTGATCAGTGCGAATGAGACGCGGAGGAAGTAGCCCTCGCTCACAGGGAACTTGTCTCCGCGGTGGCCGAAGGTCGCCCCGGGCGCCGCCGGAGACTCGTAGCGGGGCAGTGCGTCCAGAACCTGTGTGAATGCCTCGGCCACACCTCCGTCGTAGAAGCCCTCTTCCTCGGTGCGTTCCTTGCCGACCACGTGCCGCGTCACAGTGACCTTAGTCTGCTCGTTCTCCCTGGTGGTGGAGAGCTCCATGTAGCACAGGGGACACATGTCGGGGGTCCCAAGACCCGCGGCACGCATGTAGGCCGGGTTCTGGAAAATGAACCAGTTGGCGGCCAACGTGTCAGCGTAGACGTGCTTCGCTTCGCCCGTGTAGAGCGCGGGGACATACTCGGCCTGGGTGTAACCCGCGTTGACCGGCCACGCGTAGACTTGCGCCTCGGCCGCATCGTTCAGTGGTTCGAGGAGGGGTGAATCCGTATCGAGATCAAGGAGAGCCCAGTCACCGTAGGTCCCGTCGTTCCCGCGTGTCGTCACTTCGACTGCGATGCTGTTCAACGCCGGAGAGAGCGTGAGGTACGCGTCGGAATAGTCTCCGAAGAGGCCCTCGTCATAGACGCTTTCTGCATCCAGGTAGGGGAAGTTCAAATAGAGGTACTTGCCCGCCAAGAGCGTTGGCAGCGTGCCCCCGCGCGGGAAGAGAACGTAGACTCCCCCAACGCCACCATTGATGGCCGTGGTGATCGTCGTGGACGCCGGAAGATACGCGACCGTGGCGTAGGGGACGTCCCCCACCCCCCAACGCATTGCTCCGCTGTTCAACAGCGGCGCGTCGAAGTAGTGGTCGACCTTTACCTGTGTGGCTGACTCAACTTCTTCGATGTCGAACTCGAAGCCGTCGAGGTTGGGATCTCCGCTCTTGTCGAGCGTCAGCTTCTTCTGGTCGGCGTCCAGTGCGACGAAGTTGGCCCCGGGGCACTGGAGACGCTTGGTGACATGCTTCCACGCATACCTACCATTGAATGAAAACGCCGCCAGCGTGTCGAAGTCGGCCTGCGTCGGAACATCCAGTTCGACCGAAGTTTCTGACAGGACCGCAGCGATTTCCCAGCGCTGGTAGAGGCCCTTCATTTTCCACGACAGATCGGACTGGTCTACGCGCGTGGCTGTATCGAGTTCAACCCCGGCATACGCTTCGGGCCGATGCGTGGGGTACGCGGGGGCAAGGATTTCGGTGCCCGCTGCGATGTCGTCAATGGTGTGTTCTCCGTCGTTGTCAGTCCCGTGCGCTGCCCTGTCCAGCACGGTAATCACGCCGGATGCCTCTGCGATCAACTTGGAAAAATAGTTGCGCATCTCGGCGACTTCGTAGACCGTCCAGCCTTGCGGGCCTCCTCCGGTCCACGCAGCGCCAGTGTCGATCTCGACCAGGTGCAACCCAAGGGGCTCTCCTGTCGTGGTGTCAAATTCAATCTCTTCAACCAGGAACCATCCCGAAACCGCCAGCAAGACTTTCATGCCCGCAGCGATCCCCGTGATTTCTGTGGCCTCGGCAGCAGCGAACGCCCAGTAAGTTCCGTAGGTGACGTCCTCTGTCCCCGCTATCTCCGCGCCACTGGTGTAGGGCTCAATGAGGAACTCGTCCGGCGTCGCCGTTGCGTCGATTTTTCCTTTCACTCCGTTCTCAACCACGTTCGAATCGAATCGGGCTACCTGTGCTGTCTGATCGTCTGTGAACGAGGCCGCGCCTCCACCCTCTTCCAACACGGCACCACGGAACGTGCCGTCGTCGAGCTCCTCGATCAGGTCCACGATGGAGTAGACCTCGTCCTCCGTACCTCCCAAGTAGAGCGCGTGTCCGAGCATCCCCCTCGTGAACACTTCCCCCAAGTCCTCGCGAAGGTAGACTGTGTCGTCGCCGGACGCCCAGTAGGCAGTCGTGTATCCCGTGTCCGGGATCTTGTCGGGGAAGAAGTGGGCCGGGTTCATGACCAGCGCGACCTCAATGAAGTCTCCTACGTGAGCGTCGGCGAATGCGAGTCTTCCCCCGAAGGGCTTGCGCGTTGCCTGGAACACGTTCGGGAAGGTCAGCTTGCCTCCCGACACCGCACCACGCCAGATGAAGAAGAACCAGGAGAACCGTGTCCCTTCGACCCGCTCGGACACGGGGATGTCTGACGTCCAGGTGAGGAGGTCAGCGAAGGACTTGAACGCCTCGTTGAGGTCAGTCGAAACCGTCGCCGTGTTACCGTCAAGGATCTCTTCGACCCGCAGCAGGAGGCGCTTGCGGGAGTCCGTCTGGTCGTAGACCACCAGGAGTCTCTCGGCCACGCTGGGATCGGTGTCCTCCAGGAAAGAGGAGAAGACCGGGGGTCCGCTCTCATCGTCAATGGCGCGGAAGGTGGTGGCGTCCACCCACTCCCCTTCTCCCTCCAACCCCGGCATGAACCCCGCAGCACTGTCCCCCGTTTCCCCTTGCCGCGGCATGGTGTAGGGCGCTGTCTGTTGGAGCAGCGAAACGTGAGCAACAGGGCCCTTCATGTTGTCCTGGGGCTGGGCTCCAAGGCGGATTTCCGTCCCTGCTCCCAACGGGAGGACAGTCGTGTTGTCCGCGCTGGGAGGAGAGGGAATGACTGTCCCATCCGTTGTTGGTGACGCTGTGGTCAAGCGCATGGTCCACGTGAGCCCGATGGTGTCGCGCCAATTCCAACACGTTCCCTTGAGGAAGTAGTACGGCCGGTCCTTCTCCTCGGAACCGCTAGTAACTTCGACCTCACGCCCCGTGATTGCTCCATACAGCGTTGCCGATGCTTCGGTGAGGTTCTCGCTACCTAGCATGAAGAAGTCCTGTGTCGCGGAGCGTGACAGGAAGTCCTCGTCACCAACCCAGGCTTGGTCAGCGGCGGTCTGGATGAAGCGTCGGTCGAAGATGGCCTTGAGCTTTTGGGCATCGTAGTCGTAGTTGAACTGGTACCGCCGCAGTTCCGCTACCGATCCGTCCACAGAGCGGAGGAGGATCCAGTACCGAATGGTCTCGGGATCCGTCAGGTCAGTGGCCCGCTGGAACGCAACGGGGACCGCCTGCACCGCAAGGCCGTCGATGTCCACATTCCACGGCATGGGCATGAACGACAAGTATGCCGCGTCGTTTCTCGGCAACGCAAATGAGCTCGCGCTCTCACCATCCAGGAGGAGGGGGGCGAGGGCAATGACAATCTGGTCATCCGCGGTCGGATGCGGATAGGCGTTCTTTACTCGGTAAAAATTACGGATGGAGGAGCAAACGACGACAGCAATGACTCCGAGGTGCTTGCGCACGTCTGCCGCTTCGATCTCGTTTCCCTCGTCCCCTGTCCCCTCAAGCGTGAGCTCGAACGGGCTGCTGAGGTGGTTCCAGGTCACCCCCGATTCGGTGCTATTGAAGTCTGGTGTGACCTTCACGGTGTAAGTGTCCAACACCTCGGTAATGGTGACTTCCTTTATGTTGAGCGCGTCGCCTGCGGCTGTGACCTCGACCACCTGCCCCACCGAGATCTCTGGGTCGAACAGCGCAGAAGCAGCATTGAATGTATCCAACGCGATGATGTCACCGTCGGTCTCGGGACCTACGAGCACGGTGTCGTACTGCTGAACCGCATCTGTCAGTACCGGCACACGCCCTTGGGCAAGATATCTTCCGATAGTTTTTGAAAGTCCGAGGCCCAGAGTTGCCGGAGCATCGCCCACGTTGGCCGCTCCGAGAGCATTCTTTTGTTGCTCCAGAAACTCGTCCAGTCCCATTCCCGTGGGAATATTGGTGTAGCGGGCATACCCTTGTGCCGAAAGATACTTGAACAGGTTGCCCGACATGTTGCCCTGCGTGAGGAAAAACCACCCTGGAATCTGGTGGAACGGTGTCATCCTCGGGTAGCCGTTTTGTGTTGGGCTTCCCCCAAAACGGGCCGTCGGATACCACAGAGAAGGAACTCCCAGCGGAGCCATTCCGATCCCGGTCAGGTTGTTCTTGTTCGGCGTCGGTCCCTGTCCCTCCGAGTACGCGTTGTCCTGTATGGGGCCAGCAAGAAACCCAGAAAAGTTCCATCGACGTGCGTCGCTTTGGAGCCCTATGGGAGGCGCGAAGACCTGGACATCCTCATATCCGGTGATCAGGAGAGTCCCCATATCGGCATAGGCAACCTTGAATGCGAAACATTGATGTGGCGCGACCGCTGCTTGGCTTGCGGAGAGGAATTCCCTCCGCCCCAAAAGGAACGCGTCTCCGAAATCCGAGAGATCCGCCGTCGGGACGGCATTGTGCACGGCAGCAGGCTTGTTATTCGCAGGAGTATGATCGCGTACCAGAGCGGGAGCCCGGAACTCATCGCCCAGGTGCTGCGACGAAATCGCTGTAAAAAATCCATGCAACATCCCGCTGCCAAGTCCCGTCATCTCGTAGTACGCGTTGTCCTTGGTGATGTGAAGCAGTGCATCGGCATGGAAGTCGAGAATGTAGATTCCTTCTTGTCCATCTCCGGACGCGTACTTCACTCCGAACACGAGACAGACAGCTCCGTTGATGACGGCGGGGTCCCCCATGAAAATGTCGTCCTCATCCAGGCCTGTGGGGAGTGGAATGCTGTAGGTGCGCAGGCCACAGCGGTACTTGGAAAGCCCAGGAACGATATCCTCTTGCCACTCCATCCGGCTGCGGTCGTCGATGATGCTCCAGGTCAGGACGCGGCGCCCCCCTGAGTCGGCGTAGACCCCGGCCCCCACTTGGATATCTGCCTCTACGTCCACCAGCGCGTTTTCTGTCACACCCGCCGGGGGCGTCAGGAGGGGTGAAACGGAGGACAGATCCTCCCAGCCTGTTGTTGTGATGAAAAGAGGACGCCACCATCCTGCGAAAATTCCTGCATAAGGTCCGGCGCTGCGCTCGACTGCCCCCACGCCCTCAAGCCCGGGTGCGTATCTGCCGGAAGCGTCATTCCTCTCGGGATGGTAGACAGGCTCGTTCAGGCCGAAATTGGCAACCAGGTTTCCGGGAATCCCTGCATCGTAGTTGGGGAAGTCGCTGAAAACAAGATTGACAAAGCGGAGGGGCAGCTCCGCTGTGAACGTCCGGGTTGCCAGTTGTGTATGTACTCCGCCGATCGTGTAGGAGAGGGTCGCGGTGGCGGTCTGTGGATCCCACGAGAAGTGTACGTCGATTTCGGAGGTCGCGTCGGGAATGGCCGCTGGGCCTCCGATGACCCCCGTATCGGAGAGAGCGAGAATGTTGGAAGAACCGGATTCCTTCGTGATGAGCACAGCTGCGAATCCTTCTGCGCTGCCGAGGAGGGGCAGCTGTTGGAACTCCTCCACGCTGTCCGGGAGTTCTCGGAATTGCCAGGTCAGATCGAAACCTCTGTCCGCGCGCAACCAGCGTTTGCTCCAGAAGTACCCCCTGATGTCGAGAGTCGTCGGCGCTGCCGCTTCTCGTTCGAAGCGCAGACGCCCTGCGTCGTTGGAGACGTCGATGTAGTCGGCGCGGCAACTGAAGTTGTAGACCCACCCGTGGCGGTTGAGCGCGGGATCGGGACCGATCCCGTGGGGGATGTCGTCGTAGTTGTGGGGATCGTACGGTACTGGGACGTCACCCTCTTCTGTCCACAGGAGCCCCGTGGCGTCGTAGTAAAGATGCTCAGGATTGGACACGATCCGTGAGTACGGCGGTTGCTGGTAATCATCGTAGGCCCTGGGGTCTCTTCCGACGCGCGCCCCTGATTGCTTGGTGAACCCGTGGTAGGTAATGTCGTCCAAACGGAGGGCAGCCTTCAGTTGGTTCAGGACATCCCCCGAGGCACTGTCGATGTCGTAAAACGCGCCGTCGATCTTTACCGGCATGGCTTATTCCCTTGTGCTAACTGCGGAGAGGACGCGGTGCTGGAGTTGAGTTGTTTCTCCCACGTTGAACAGAATGTCGGCGTCCGCGGACCGTGCGGAATCTGCAAGATCATTTAGCACCGGTCGTGTCGGAATCGCGGGTGTCAGCGCTGCCGCTCGTGTTTGGAGAACCGGGGCAACACTGAGCACCTTCCATGCAAAGCCCTGGATCTGCACCGAGGCAATGTCCTGCGCGTTGGAGCGAAACGCGAATCCGATGGAACCAGGCATCACGTAGTAGACCTTGTCGAACAAGTGAAGGCGGAGCCGGGCCTTGTGGCGTGCCAGCTTGCTGGCCCTATACAAATCCTGCCAGAGCGCGTCCATGTAGCGTGCCCACGGGTCAGTCGGCGTGTTGTAGAGCGTGCCCATAATGGAAAGCGGTTTCAGCGCCTCACCCGTGGTGTTGAAGACCGCGTAGTCTTCGTGTACTGGTTGTGGCTGGAGCTTTTCGGGACGCTGGTAGGACAGCTCGTTGACGAACATCAGGACGTAGGGCTGGCCTCCGGCGAAGCCCGGCAAGAACTTCTTGGTGACATCACTGACCGGCAACGCCTCGATCTGGGCGCGCGTCATGCTCGGGAAGTCGATGTAGAATCTGGCCATCGTGACCAGGTCCTTGCTGGACAGATCCGTGAAGCCGATGTTCCGCTTGTGGAACGGCGTGGCGATTCCCCAGCGGCCCTGAAGCGCGCCAGCGTAGTCTCCCTCCTGGAGGCCTAGCTTCTGCTCCGTGATCATGTCCTCAAAGGACTGCGGCGTCAGGACCTCAGGCACTGCCATCGTAGAACCTCACCTTCACTGACCCGCTCTCGCTGAACGCAAGGTCTGCTCGTTCGCGCAAGGTGAGCACTTCGACGGCGTAGGGCTCATTACGCCTGAACGCCGTTGCGATCTTCTGCCCGACGATGTTGAGGTAGTCCACCGGGCGTGCCCGCAGAATGACCTCGTCTGCCAGGACAACCTCGCCCGACTCGAGCGTGAGTTTTACACGTGCCATTTACCATCCCCTCCCACCTGGAAGAGTTCCCATCCCGCGGCGAGGAGGACGACTGCGCCCCATTCCTCCCGTTGCCTTGCGCAGGTTGTTCGCTGCAATGTTGAGCTGTGCAGCAGCATGCGTCAGGGCCGTGGCTGACGCACCTCCTCCCGCTGCTGCCATGCCCCCCGCGCCTCCGCCCCCCTGCGCCATTGCGGCATCGAGTTCCTCCTTGGTTGCGGTGCCGATATTCTTGCCGCCTCCCAGGAGCTGTAGTCCGCCTGCCTGGAGGCCGCTGGCCATTGCTCCCAACACCATTTCGGAAGTCTTGCCCCCCTCCAGCTGTTGCGAGAGTTGCCACGCCGAAACACCTTCTTTACCTGTGAGCTCACCAGCTTGGTCGCGCACGGCCAGCTGCCTCATTGTCTTCTCGTAGTCGGTTCCCAGCTGTCGCTGGAGTGTCTTCCGTGCCTCGGTGTTGAGTCCCCCTTCGACTCCCAGCGCGCCCTCTACCTTCGCTCGCGTGTCCGGATCCAGGGACTTCAGCGACTCGCGCGTGACTTGTCCAGAGGTGAGGAGTTTCTCCGAGGTGCGGAAGCTGGCAAGTTCGCCCGACGGGAGCTTGGGCATCATCTCGACGATCTCGTCGAAACGCTGCAACACCATACGCTGGTTGGCCCCCGCGGGGGTGGCGCGGCGCATGGTCTCGCGCATTTCCCTGAGACGCTTCAGCCGTTCGTCACCAGCTCCTCCGACGCGGCCGGTCAATAGTCCCGAAAGCTCTTGGACGTCCACATCGTAGTACTCTTCCAGAGTGGATTCGAGCTGCATGGCTTGGAGCCGCTGCATCATGGGCGCAGCTTCGCCTGCGAGCCCCCCGGCTTTCCCAAGGGTCTGTCGGAACTGTTGCCAGTTAAGAGTGTCGGTCGAGTCAGTCGCCTGGCGGAACTGCCCCTCTCCCTCGAAGAGGCGCCCCCCGACACCCCGGGCTACAGCCTTCTCGATTGTGGCCCGTTGTCCTGGCGAGAGCTTTTCCCTCATCGCAAGCATTTCATCTTCGATGTAGGTGCTCGTGTCCGCGGCGGCCTTGGTATCCGCCCCCTCCTTGTTCATATAGTCCTTGGCGGCGAGGAGGGACATATACTGAATGCCCGCCTTGCCACTCTTGCGCACGATCTCGTTGATCGATGCGATATCTTCTGTCGTTTCGACGCCAAGGGCCTTGTGAAGCTCGGTCGTCTTTTCCGAAGCCATGCGCTGGGCCTCAGAAAGACTGTGCGGTGTCCCCGGCTCATCCAAGGTAACGCCCCCACGCATCAGGGCCTGGAGCTGCCTGGTCGCGCCGGAGCCCGCTTCTTCTTGCATCTTGGTGCCGATGAACGCGCGGGCCCCCCGTGTGGCCTCTGTGTCCGTGTAGCCTTCGTCCATCAGAACGCGTTTCAGGCCTCTCTCCAGTTTCTCCGGTGCCCCGGTGTAGTCGTTGCCCTTGATGCCGCGGAGCATCATGTTGTACTGGCCAGTCATCAGGCTCAGGCGGCTCTGTCCCGAGTCCGTCTTCCCCTCCATCCACTGCCCAAAACCAGCAAACGCACGCGCCTCGTCTCGCATTGCTTCCAGAGACGTTCCCGCAGTGACTCCCCTTCTAATCCGTCCCGTGGCCCCGGCGATCTCTTCTTCTCCAACGAATGGTTGGTAATCCCCGCCCAGCATCTGTTCCATGGCGGTGTTCGTGAATACGCCTGTTTCGCCTCCCGTGGCCCGAATAAAAGCGTTGCGCGCGGGCACGTCCTGGATGCCGCCTCCGAGGGCTGCGCGCGTTGCGCCTACTCTTCCCATGCCCTGCATCCCGCTTACCGCATCCATCCGTCTTAGCGCGCCCCTCCTGCTCCGCGGGATGAGATCCTCTCCACCCTCCGAGATTTGCGTGATGGCGCTCCTGGTCATTTCATCCATGCTACCAGTCAGCAGCGTGTTGACAGCTGTACCCCCCATTCCGACGGCAGCCAGCTCTGCTTGGATGTCCTTCCCTTGTAGCTCGGAGAGCGTCTCGAACTCCGTCTGTCCGAACTGGAATGACGCCCAGGCGGTCATGTCCATGCGATCCCACTGGCGCCCCAGGCGTTCTGTGAATGTGGACCCCAGCATCTGCGACTGTCGATCGACAATGGCGCTTGCCTGGGTTCGCATCTGCCCCGCACGCCGCTGTTGGAGCATCGCGCCTTGGACTCCCGTGTTGCTGAATGCAGCATCGAGCGCCTTGGCTTCGAGCGCACCGAAACCCTCTCCGAGCAGGACGGACTCTGAAGACATGAGCGGGGTTTCGTACTGGCGCCCCATCTTTCTGGAAAAGGCCCACACTCCCGCCAACGCGTTCTCGGCACCCATCGTCTCTTGCAGCCCGGTCATCAGACCTTCCCGGCTCCGGGCGAATTGCTCACGCTCCGCTCGGGACATGTTGGCAACGAACTGCAAGCTCTGCTGGCGCACCTCTTCGATTGAGGTGTTGTCGCTCAGGAAGCGGGCGACCTTGGTCTTGTCGAGTTCGAAGTTGCCGCCCTCTCCCCGCATCGCGAAGTAGCCAGCGTAGTCACGCATCTTGTTGTAGAACGTCGTGATGCCTCCCTGGACTCCTCCCGCCACTCCCTCTTCGCCGCCCATGCGGGCAAGGTCTCCTGGACTGATTTGCCCCGAAGCAACTGCGGCACGCGCAACGCCCTGGGCCATCACGCCGGTTTGGATTCCCATGGTCGGAGCGAATCCTGCTTGCGCGAAGGACATCGCGCCCATCGCGCCGCCCTGCTGCATTGCGGAGCCCACGTCGACACCCGCCATGCGGGCAAATGGCGCCATGTTCGACAGCATGGGAGAGATCTCGTCTACCCCGGCACCCATTCGGGAGAGCTGTCCGATATATTGCAGGTTGCGCTGGAAGTCGGGACTGCCCGTCAGCTTGGCAACCTGCCCCATGAGCCCCATGACCTTTTCTAGTTTGTCGAGAGCCATGCCTGACGTGTTGACATCGTTCAGCAGGCCCTCGTCGACAGACGCAGAAAGGACGGCGCGCATGTCCTCGTTGGAAAGGCCCCGCTGTTTGGCCATTCCCGCCATGCCCCCAGCCATCCGCGTCGCGCCGCCGACGTTCAGTCCACGTCCCGACATTCCCAGCTCGGGACCTGAGGTGATGAGAGGTTTCATTAGGCGGTTGACTGCGGTGGCCTCCTGCCGCAGGTTGATCGCTCCACCATACTCGGCCTCGTGATAAGCATCGTAGGCTGCGCTCCCTGCGAAGTATCCTGCCATGCCGACCGCGCCGCCCAGGAGTCCCCCCGTAATCCCCAACGCCGCGAGGCCCAGGTTGGCCCCGGCGAATCCCGCCTCGCCACTCCAGAACGATCCCTTCTGCCGCTCCCAGTCGAGGTCGTTGTAGTTCTGTGCCTGCCGGTTCTCCAGGAATGCCTCGAACGGATCGGGGAAGGCGCGTCCCATCCGAATGTTCGGAGTAACCGCCGGGGGTGCCATCGGCGTGGGTCTCCCCACCGTCGGTGCCGTCATGAAAATAGGCGGAGGAGGGAGCGGGGACATCACAGGGAACATGGATGGTGAAACCGCCGACATCCGGGACGGCGGTGCCGTGCTGATCATCGTTGGCATGGGGGGCGTAAGCGGTGCGTCCATGATTATCGGTGTGCTCATCACGGGCGCCATTGGAGGCGCCGTTGTCATCATCGGAAGATCGAATGGTGTGGCCGCCATTCCTCCTGCCCCGAATGGTGTGGGCTGGAATCCAGAAACGGGCTGGGTGAGCATCCCCAGCTTCTCGCCCATGCGCTCAAAACCGTCGAGCAGATCTCGAATGGCTCCGAGAAGTTCAGCGTCAGCCACTTTGCTCTCCCAGCATTGCAAGGGCCTCTTCGATGCTCGCCTTGGCCGCGATCAGTGCTTCCTGCGAAGTGCCCTCTCCCTCGATCTCTTCGGGCGAGAGTCCGTCGAAGTAGTAACGCACGGCGTCCTTGGTGGGCAACGTGTCAATCATCCGTATCGTGCGTTCCTTGTGCAGTGATTGCTGGGTACCCCTGAGCATCGCCTTGACCTGCTTCTTCAAATGGTCCGCCGTGAATATAGCATGCGTGTGTCCCTCGATTAAAGACTGGCGCACATCCTTGAGTACATCTTTCTTTGTATCCTCCTTTGCATTGGACATCCAGGCAGCGACAAGTAGGCCCTGGAGCTCGGCATTTCGAACTTCCAGCACCACATCCCGCTCCATCATTTCCCGGGCGAGACGATCTTTCAAGCTGTCCCGTGGGGGGACCTCTACCCCTCTAAGGTAGAGCTTGGCCCGGGCTAGTCCCCACGGGGAATGAAGAAATTTTCGATGGCGCCCTTCTGGCACGCAATGAGGACACGCTGGTCGAACTGGGCCAGCATTTGCGAAAGCATCGTGAACACGGGGGCACGCAGCGAGCGCACCCACTCCAGGTTCTGCTTGTGCTCGTCGTCGGTCCCGTGCGGAAACTCCTCGTCCCCGTAGCGATGGAGAGAGTCGGCCAGGTTGATCTGGGCCGTGATGTGGTCGCGCTGGTTCGGCGACAGGCTCTCCTTGGCCAACGCGCCGAAGAGACGCTCGCTGTCGGGCGCTTGCCGTGTCCGGAATGACCCGATGATCTCTCGCTTGGCGCCCTTGAGGACAAACTCTTCGACGTAGCCGTTCTCCCCGAACAACACCTCGTCGACGATTTCGGCCGCATGCTCCTCGGTCAGATTCACCATTTTCAGCGCTTTCTGGTAGCGCTTCATCGGATCGTTCTCGAGTTCCTTGGCCTGCTTCTCGAGTTCCGCGGCCTCGTCCTCGAGCTTCCTCTCCTCCTCGGACTTCGCTGCGTGCGGACGCTTCTCGGGAGGACGGGGCGCGCGGATACCCCCCGGTGCTTGTGGAATCAGTTCTTCTGCTCCCGCCTGAGTGCCATCTTTGTCGACCATGTTCTCTCCCTCGTTTTTACTGCGTAAAAGAACTCTTGTTTCTACATCTAGCTTGCTATATATAGAAAAGCAAGGTTTCAGGGGAGCAAGACGTGACCGACCGAGGGAGATAAGGAGACAACTGCCATGTTCATGGATGACCTCTACAGGGTCGAAGACCCCAAGCTCATTGCCAGTTTCAAAAACGTCGCCGCGCAGATCATGACCAAGATCATCAGCCGCTCAAATGGCGACGCCAGGACGCTGGCCGAAGGATTCGCCGCGCGCATCAATGCTGCGCCGTGGCCCGAGAAGGTGCCCCCTCCGGGGAAACCGACGATCGAGGCCTACCGCCCAGCTCTGCGCCACATCCGCAGGGCCTTCGTCGACCTGCTGGAAGCCACGGCGGTGCACGAGCATTTCCGCCCCGAACCGAGCATCCCGTGGTCGGTCGAGCCGCACGAAATCGTCAACCCGTTCATGGTAAAAGTGAGGGAATACTTTCACAGCCAGGGTGAGTCTTCTCCGCTCCCGCGCAAGCCGGGACAACGACGTAAGACTCACTCCTTCGGGATCTCCTGATGGACCACATTGCTTTTGCCCAGGAGGAAGTCGACGATCTCGCCCAGTACGGATGGACAGTAAAACGCCACGTTTCGGACCCCCACCAGTGCTGGATGCTGGAGAAGGACACCAAGGATCTTGCCGAGAAGCCCGGCGAGGACCCTCTTGGCACCCTGGCGTTCCTGCGCTTCGCCCTGTCCGCGCCTCTCTGGGTTCCGACCAGCAAGAACGTCCTGGCCCACACCGTGGTGGGACACGGCAACGTCACGCTGCTTTGTTCTCGCAGCCGTGCTCTGCTTTCCGAGTGCCTCCACGACCCAACAGGAAGCACTTTCCAAGTCGACGTTGGAGTTGCCCAACTCGAAAACGCCCAACAGGTCCTCGCCGTGTTCAAAGACGCATTGACTGGGCACCAGGTGACCATGGTTCGCGTGGCTACTCTGGATGACAAAGGCGAGGGCATGTATCTCGACTTCTTTCTGAAGACCGCCGCCTTGGTCGTAGGTTTTCTTGCCAAGGAAGAAAATGAAGTGTCCCAAGTGCCGCAAGAAAAGGACCCGAGTCCAGCGGACAATACAAAGCACTGAAGGCAGCGTCGTTCGTTACCGCAAGTGCATGAATCCGCGGTGCAAGCACCGCTTCTCGACGGAGGAACATCCTCGTGAACCGGCTCGACGAGCAAATCATCAAGTGCCGCAAGTGCCCTGAGCTCGTTCCGCAACAAGAGCACCCCGTTCCCGGTGAAGGCCGCATCAAGCCCGGGGGCATTGTTGTCCTGGGGGAGGGCCTCGGAAAAGACGAGGCCAAGGAGCTGCGCCCGTTCATCGGCAGGGCCGGGCAAACCCTGCGCAGCGCCCTTGATACCGCAGGGCTGACTGACCTCGTCTACATCACCAACATCGTCAAGTGCCGCCCCCCGGGGAACAGAGATCCCAGTCCCGCGGAAACGGGAAACTGCAAGCCCTGGTTGCTGAAGCAACTGAACGCCCTGGACCCCTTGTTAATCATCACCGTCGGAAAGGTGAGCACGGGGGCCATGCAGGAGAAATCGCCTGCGGCCATTCCCATCCTGCGTATCGCCGGACAGACCTACAAAGCAGGGCCGTGGAATTGTCTGGCCACGATGCACCCGGCCTATGTCAACCGGCGAAGGGGAGACAAAGACCTGGGGCTGTCGTTCATTGGCCATTTCAGAATCGCGCTGGGGCACTACAAACGCCTTGGAGGGAAGATCGATGGATGATAAGGACGACCCGCGTTTCCGGCAGCCGGGAGGACGTATCGGCTCGTATCACGGGTCGGCATTCAACCAGTTCAAACGGCTCTCTCAGATCGGAGCCATCACACCGAAGTTCCACTTTGCCATGTTCAAGGCGTTCCTGACGGACATGGCAACACGCTACGCCGCGGGGGAAAAAGAGACGGACCTTGCCGCAGACGTCCACGTCGCTCTGGCGCGCGAGGAACTCGTGCCCGAGTTGACTTTGAAGATCCACGTTCTGCGTTGGATCCACGACTACATCCTGTTCCTCAAAGGTGAAACGGAGTTCGCATGTCCAGAAAACCTGCAACACTTACTTCCCGATTCTTCGGGGAAACCTCCCCAGACCGACTCGGAAAAGAATACCGAGAAGGACAAGAACGCCTAGCTGCCGACATCGAACTGGTCATCAAGGAGAAAGGCCTCGGCATCTTCGAGGCACCTCCTGGTGTCGGCAAGACCTACGCCTACGCCCTCCCTGCTCTGAAGTACGCACACGAGGGCAACGGCCGTGTGATCATCTCCTCTGCCTCCAAGATGCTCCAGAACCAATTGGAGCGCGACCTCCCCTTCCTCTGCGAGAAGCTCGGCATTCCCGAACAGGTGACGGTCAACGAGGACGAGGGGATCTACAAGGGCCCGTTCTTCATGATCACCAAGGGCAATGCCAACTACGTTTGCCCCGTCAAAGCGCACAAGAAGACCCTGTCCATCGACTTCCAGAAGTGGCTGTCGAGTACTGAAACTGGGGATCTGTCCGAAGCCCCTCAACCCCTCCCCCCTGAGATCCTGTACGGAGCCAACGCCGAGAACTGTGTGCGCAAGGGCTGCCCGATGGCCCCCGACTGCGTGTTCGCCGCGCGGAAGGCGGGGCGGAAGCTGGTACCCGTTCTGGTTGTCAATCACGCCCTCCTGGCCATGGACCTCAAGTTCCAGACACTGCTCGGCAACTATTCCCTGGTCATCCTCGACGAGGCGCACGAAGCTGAATCCTACTTCCGCAACTCGTTCAAGGACGAACTCACGCTCAAGGGACTGGACTCAGCTCTGGCCCGGGCACAGCACATCGACACCAGCATCGTCTCCAAGAGCGACCGCGACATCCTTGGAGGAGAGCTCATTGCCATCTTCGACAAGCTCGAAGAGGTCAACAAGGAAGAGGGAGTCAAACGGGGACTGGCGTGGGCAATCAAGGATCTCGAGGGAGTGCCCATTGCTCCTCTTGTCAATTCCCTGGCACAGATCTGTGCTGCCCTCCGGGAGGAGCGCGACAATCACGAGGGCGTCGATCACAACGCGTTCCTGGAGGCCGTTGGTGCGTTGCGGCGCGTCACCAACCAGCGGGACGCCCTGATGCACCTGACGAAGTTCGACAAGGATCTGGAGGTCGCTTACGTCGAGGGATCCGACGACAGGCGCAAGCTGTGCGTTGAGCAGATCGAGATCGGCGCCCTCGTCCACGAGCTACTCTTCAAGAGCAACGACGTCACAGTCTGCACCTCGGGGACGATCGCACAGGGAGACAAGGTAGGGAAGAGGGGCGAAGGTTTCTCCTACTTCCGCGACCAGATTGGGGCCTGGCACCCCAACACCATCATGGATATCTGTCCCAGCTCTTTCGATTTCGACGAGCAAGCCCGCATCTACCTCCCATCGGATCTGCCGGAGTACTTCTACCAGGGTGAGAAGTACGACACCTGGGCTGGCGAGCTTGCCCTGCGTATTCACGATCTCATCCATGCGTCCAAGGGAGGAACGTTCGTCCTGTGCTCTTCCCGAAGAGACATGGAGAAGATCGCGGCCATTCTGGATGTCGGACACACCGGCTTCATCGGAGACCACCCCTACTGGATCCAGGAGAGAGGTGCCGGAGGACAGGATGCCGAGTCCGCCCTGCGCTGGTTCCAAGAGGAGCACGACCGAGTGATTTTCGGGCTCAAGCGCTTCTGGACCGGCGTGTCGATCGAGGGTGATGCCCTGCGACACGTTATCCTGCCCAAGCTCCCGTTCCCGGCCCCTGACCCTCTGCTGGAAGCACGCAAGGAGAAGGTCGACAAGGCAGGGGAGAACTGGTTCGCCAAGATCATGATCCCCGGAATGGTCGCGGATGTGAAGCAGGGCACCGGACGCCTGATTCGAACGCGCACTGACAGGGGTGTCGTTTCGATCCTCGATAGAAGGATTCACACCAAGCGTTACGGCATCGAGGTGAAGGCCTCCTTGCCATTCAAGTTCCCGGCGCGGAGCGTCGAGGACGTGGCCGCTTTCTTCGCAACCCGGTTCTAGGAGGAACCATGAAACCAGTGTCATTCAAAGCAGAGCGTGTGCATCACGCCGACGCGTCCGTCACGCCCTACAAGCTCTACATCAACGTCGGCGAGGACAAGTTCGAGGAAGGTGAGGGGAAGAACAGGCGTGTCACCGAGCGCCACGAACAGTTCTGGACAGCGTTGTCGGTCATCGACTTCGAGAACCTCTACCAGGCCATCGTTGACCACCAGCCCTCCATGCTTCCCTTCGGCAATGGCCGTGTTTTCGGTATGCTCTTCACCGACGAGTACGAACTGTTCTCTGTCGGGACAACCGCAGCCAAGGGAGAGGACCTCGACAGGTACCTCACGCTTGTCGAGGAGAAGGACGAGGACGCTGACGCGCTGGCGGAGAAGCTCATGGCACTCGTTCGCTGGGAGGCGGAAATTCCGATGACCGCCGCCCGGTGGAAGGGCCTTCTGGATACCCTCGAGACCGTCAAGGCCAACTCCCACACGGCGGGAGAATGGACGGATTCCAACCCCATGCAGGTTCCCGAAGGAACCGAGAGCCCTGTGCTCAAACCGGAGGCATGATGGCAGAACGAATCGATCTCTCTCACTCGTCGGCTTTCAACGTTGTAGTGAAGATCTACAACGAGTTCGCCTCGAAGGAAGGGAGGACCACCCCGACCAAGCTCCTCAAGGAGCTGAGCTCCTGGATGCTGCACCACTTCTCCGAGGGACGCGAGGTCTCGTTCCCGACCCTCGGGACGTTCCACACCAAGAAGGAGAGCCGCAAGATGCCGGATGGCCGCGGGGAGACCAAGGTGGTGGAGACCTGGGTCGTCCGCTTCCGGCCGTCCTCAGGCTTCAAGGCACGGCTGAATATCACGATGAATCGCCTCAACAGGTGAGCGCCCGGACCGAAATAGTAGTGCCCGCGTTCGATTACACCGAGGTGGAGGGGATAGGCTGGAACGTCGTCAGGACGCCCGCTCCTCTTCTCGGGTACGATGTGCCGATTTCTACAATCCTGGAAGACAACTCAATCAAGGAGGACTTCTTCATGCACGGTGCACTTCTGGAAATCACGATCACGAAGGAGAAGCTGCTCACGAGGCTCAAGACGAACCGTGAGAAGCACGCCAAGGTCTACGAGGAGGCCGTTGCGGGCTTCCATGATGCCTGCCTCAAGATGCTCGAGGAGACGAAGGAAGCGCTGCTCAAGCGCAAGGTCCCCGCCGCCATCGCGCTTCACCTGCCTGTCCCCGTGGATCACACCAAGGACTACGATCGCCTGATCGAGATGATCGAACTCTCTTCGGACACGGAGTTCGATCTCAACGAGCAGCAGGCGGCGAACTACATCATGGATGAGTGGCACTGGACCAACCAGTGGCTCTCCAGCAACGCCGGGTACTCCGACACCGCGGCCATGATGATGAGCGAGAGGACCTGATGCACCTCAACCCCGTTGTCATCAAGGCCCACAACCTCGATGCGATCCACTACGAACTCGTGCGCCGAGTATTCCAAGAAGGCCGTTCCTGGATCGTCCGCAAGGGAAGCTACGAGGGGCATAAGCGCCTCGAGTTCGACGTGGTCATGCTTCAGGTCACTAACCCTGGTACCCGTCCTCTGGCGCCCGTGATGCCTGTGGGAGTTCCTCCTGTGACCGACGAGGACACGATCGTCAATTACTGCGGCAAGTACATCATGGACGACAAGGCACACGAGAACGAGATTTACACCTATGGGCAATATATCAAGCCGCAGATCGCGAAGGTCGTTGAGATGCTCAGGGAAAGTGGAGGTGATACGAACCAGGCCACGATGAACATCGGGGGAGCTGAGAGCATCGATCAGAAGCATCCCCCATGTCTTCGTCTCATCGACTGCCGCGTGATGCACGGCAAGCTGCACTTCGTCGTGTACTTCCGTAGCTGGGATCTCTGGGGAGGCCTGCCCGAAAATCTGGGGGGCCTCCAGCTGCTCAAGGAAGTCATGGCCAGTGACATAGGCGTCGAGGATGGAGAGCTCATTGCCATGTCCAAGGGCCTGCACCTGTGGGACTACTCATGGCCGGTTGCGTTGGCGCGCATCGGCGGCAAGATTCCTGAAGACTCCAACCTCACTCAGGAGGAAGCTGAGTTGGGGGAGGGGTGGATGCCACAACCAGAAGAGGAAGGGAGCTGACCGTGGGAGATTTCACTGATTTCGGATGGGCCCTGGAGCAAATGCGCGCGGGGGAGAAGGTCTGTCGCTCCGGCTGGAACGGCAAGGGGATGTGGCTGGGCATCGCGGCCCCGTCGCCACGGACCAACGAGCCTCCAGGCATCTGGCAGGACTGGGAGGGCTACAAGACGTTCCGCACTGACGACGCTGTCGATCTTCCCTTCATCTATATGCGCACAGTCACAGGGCAAGTCGTCCCGTGGCTGGCCTCGCAGACCGACATGCTGGCTGAGGACTGGGAGATCGCCGAGATCGCCTAGTTCTTGACAGCCAATGGCTGCCCATGACACTCTGCCTCCATGGCAGAACAACGCCTCACCGAGCGAATCACCATCCGTCTCACTGAAGCCGAGTACGAGCAGATCTTCGCCATCGCGGAAGAGGAGCAGCGAAAGGGTGCGGACATGGCTCGCATCCTTCTCGCTGCTGCTGTTCGCGCCTGGCAGGACCGTGACTTTGCTCCTGTGTCGCTCTTCCGACGTATCCAGCGCGGATTGAAAGGAGAGCCACGTGTCGAAAGCTGACCTGGAAGCATTGGGACGCTTCGTCAACAGCGAAGTAGGTTCCCAGTACACTGCCCAACTGAAAAGGGCCTTGGTGGGAGAAACCATCAAGGATCTTTCTCTGTCCCTGAGCGATGTGCAAGTGCTGGTACTGATCGAGTGCAACTCCGGACAGCGCATCGAGCTGGCCGTCCCCGATGTCGACCCGGAGTGGGAGTTCCGCGTCACGGAAGACCTCATGCCTGACGCTCCCGCGTCTCGTGCGACGCACTCGATGGGCATGGTCGGCGTCAAGGAACCTGCCCCCGAGGAAAAGAAAGAGGAGGAGCCCGATGGCACCGAACAGAGTTGAATTCAACGTCGAAGACCCAGAACTTCTCCCCTTCCTTCGGGCGTTGGAAGGCGAGGATGAGCCCTATGCCAAAGCGACTCTTCTCGTCCCCGACGTAGATAGTCCGGCGATCAACACTTTCGTCGAGACGATGAAGGACTGGTTCCGCGGACCCACCAAGCCCTTCGAAAAGATGGGCCTCGAGCGCAGTGCCGACGTCAGTGTCCCCACCTGGATCTTCGAACGTTAATTCCCCCCTTTCCCTGGTAAAAGAAATCGTTGAAACAAGGGTTTGGTTTGTCCAAAGAACGGAAGGAGTCCCAAGAAAGATGGCGGACAAGATCAAGATCGACGTGGTTCGTGCGGGTACCCCCCGCGTAGAGGTCGAAGTCCCGTTCGGCAGCACCGTGGAGTGCGCCATTCGGGAGGCCGAGCTCAACCCCGCGGGTCACCAGATGACCGTGAACGGCATCGGTGCGACCGTCCAGACAGGTCTCCAGAACGGAGACACCGTGTTCCTGAGCCCCAAGATCGACGGCGGTAATCTCTAGTACCGTCAACTGAAGAAGCTCCCGGAAATTCGAGACGTTAAGGTGTGGATGAACGCTGCCCCCTGGGCCCATCGCGGCAACTGCTGCGCGCAGGGCGGCGTTCATCCTGCCTTTCTTTTGCTGTGGCCCATGCGGGTCTCTTGAAGAGGAGGATATGGAAAGAGTAGCTTCACCGTACGGCGACAGCCGTCTGGCGCTCCTGCACTCCAACCTGGTCCGCCAGGGCTGGAGTGACGGGAAGATCGTTTACTTCGAACACTCAGACTACACATTCGGGGGAATTGGGGGAATTCGGGATTTCTTCCTGTCTGCCCCTCACGTGGATGACGCCCTCTTCGTTCACTTCTGTGTTGCCCAGAAAGATGACCTCAACTACGAGCGCAATCTTGTCCCCTTCCTGCGCCTGCGTGAGGGGCTGCGCATTCCGGCCCTCAATGTCCGCATTCAGAACGGATCCTACGCGTTCCACCTCCAAGCGTCGCATGGCATGGAGCGCACTTCTCCCCCCGCATGGAAGAGCCTCGTGTGGAAGCGAACGCACACGCGGCGCCCTTGGCTAGACCCCTACTACGCACCGAAGAATTCCTTCTGGGAAATGCAGGAGCTGGATCTCAATTCGCGGCTTTTCGAGGTCGCTCGCAACCACGTGATGCTGCTGTTCCCTCCCGAATGGATTTCTCAGGCACACTGGGAAGGCGACGCTGTGTTCGGAGCATACTCCGGAGGGGGCGCTCCGCGTGGGAGCGGCCTATGGCAAGGACTCCTCCACACGGTTTCCCAGCGCGAGCAGATGTTCAGGGACTGGAGGTACACCCTGGACCAGATGCTCAAGCAGTTCTACGGCCACCTCTCGTTGTACATTCGGCAGGAGGTGATGAAGAGCCTGCGGCAAAACCCAGACCATCCTCAGATGCTGGTCGCGCGAAAGTTCCTGCTGGGACGCGTGAAGAAAGACGAAGACAAGAAGAAGGACCAGCTGCACCAACTGGAGCGGCGCAGGACAGCACTCCAGCAGGACGTTGCAGTGAACCTGCGCGCCATCCGGACGGCCGAGCAAAAGCTCAACCAAGCCCCGTCTTCCAAATCCGTCTCCGTGCGCACGGCAATGGATCGGCAGGCGCGCATCATGCAAAAGATGCTCGGCATGGGTCCCCTCACGAAACTCGAGTTCATCGAGGATCACACCATCAAGGCCTGGACAAAAGACATGGAGATCCACGACCAGGAACACAACTTCCGCGTGATGGTGGGAAAGTTCAGGATCGAGCTGGATCTTGTCCGGCCCAACATCCTGATCTTCCCAATTGGAAACAACAAGCTCGTCCACTCCTCGCGTGACGGCGGGGAAGTCGCGCATCCCCACGTTTCCAAGGCCGGTGCCCCGTGCCTGGGCAACCTGAGCGGGGACAGGAATGAGAAAGACTCGGCGTTCGCGCTCCTCTACGATGGGGAGTACGCGTCGCTCATCACCTTGATGGTTCAGTTCCTTCAAGCCTACAACGACACGGGCGTCCCCTACGCTTCCTTGCGCTCCTGGGACTCCAATTACCCGGGCCGCGAGGCGGCGTACGAGCGCGGCCCCGAGCACTGGGATGACTGCTACGAGGAACGTGGGAGCGGGGAGTGTCCTGACTGTAGCGAGTCGGACTGCACCTACTGGGACGATCGATTCTCGAATTGTGCCGAGTGGCGGGACGACGCTGACTCCGAAGAGGCGTGTCTCGATTGTCCGCACCACACCTGCTACAACCGGACCGCTGCCATGGATCGCTGTCGCGCGCATTCCGGCACGTGGGACGACTGCGTAGAATGCTCCGTTTCGAGCATCTGTTGCCACCGTTACGACAGTTGCATGGAGGCCTACGAAAGCGTGGTGGGGGTCTCCGCTGAAGAGGAGGCTTGCCCCCTGCGTGACCGCCCCGGGTGCAGCGAGACGTGCGACTTCTACGACCACGGGCAGGACGCGGAAGAAGAGCCCGAGGCAGAAGACGAGGACGAGACCGACACTGAGGACGAGACCGACACTGAGGATGAGATCCTGGAGGAAGAGGAAGACAACGGAGAGAATCTGGCTTCCACTCTTCCGAACACTACTGTAAGTG